AGGCTTTGAAGTATTGTAGTGCGGTCTACGACTTTGTAACGCAGTAAACGCTTTCCCTCTGCTTCCCCTTGAAAAAGTGGGAGGTAGGGGGTAGGGGGTCCCCCTCCCCGCTCCGTAAGAAAACCCCCACGCCATTACTGGCTGGGGGCTTCTTTGTAGTGTAAAGGGTAGCGATTACGAAACCACTCCATATACGCAAGAGCCATATGAAACATCATGTAGTCGTAGGCTTCATCGCCAATGAACGAAGTTGAATCTACATCCTTATCCGTGTTGAAGTAGATTTCGCTGTTGTGCTCGTGAACCATACGGTGGAGAGTGTTGAAACATTCCCCACCGTAGATTTCTGGCATCTGAATCTTATTCATCACGCCAACACCTTTGACAACAACGACACAGGAGTCATGTCCGAGAACAAACCATGGAAGTGAGCAAACTTACCAAACGAACCATACTCACCACGGAAGCGTTCGGCAACCAAGTGCATCAACGTCTGGTCAATCTTTTTCTCGTACCAGTGACCCGAGTTCTTGAAACGAACCACAATCGTGTTCTGGTCGGGAATCAACGCAACACGGTCAACAGCCGACGAACGGTCATTCGAAACATTCACAATTACAGTCTTCATAAAAGTCATTCTCCTTAATTAAGATTACTCTGTAAGTATACCACACAATCAAACTCTTGTCAAGCCCCTAATAATCTTCGCCGTCATCTTCAGCAACATACTCAATCTTCATCGTCACAAACTTGTCGTACAACATCACAAGTGTGCGAGCCTGTCTGACCAAGTGTGGCAAAGCCATAGCCTCGTACCCACTCCAGTCCACAGTACGTGTGTCAACTGCGTCCATCAACTTCTCAACACAAATCTCAAGGTCATGGCTAGTGTTCTCAAACGCGCAATACGATAATGTAGGCAACTCAACACCTCCTCTTCATTACTACTCTTAGATTATAGCACAGAATAACAGAGCGTGCATTAAAATAAGATGAGAGATTAGGGGGTAGGGGGTGCCCCTCCCCCGCCCATACGAAAACCCCCACCGAGGATGGTGGGGGCTTCTTTTTTATTTATCGAATGATTGTTGCTTTAATATTATGCTTTAACAGGAAGTCAATGATACCAAAGTAGTTTTCGTTTTCAAGAAGTTCGGTGAACTCGTCGTCGTATTCAGTGGGTATCGTTTCCATGTCGAACACCACGATACTGTCATAGATAGGTCCGCAGTTACCATCAGAAGCCACGTAGAAAGAAAACTCGCCGTTAATCTCAATGGTCTGTATGTTACTCATATTCTCTCCAAATATAAATTACCGCCGACAACTACCAAGTGTAACTGATACGGCTGTAATAACTCATTAATCTCATCCAGCATATCATCAACCACATAGACTATAGCACCGAGCTGGGTTTCGTCGTCTAATTTAAACTCTGGTTTTACAAACTTACTATAGAACGAATATTGTTTCCAGTACCACTGGTAACTGCCAAGATTATCTCCCAGCAGTACCAGTGTCGGGTTAGTACGGAACGAACGAACCAAATCAGTTATTGTCTTCAACGGATTCCTCTGGCGTGTCTAGCATAGTGAGAAACTTGCTAATCTTGTAAACTGATTCATACGAACCATCACGCATCAAGTAGCAAAGACACATCCAAAACGACTCAAATCGCACACTCAACTCACGCAATTCTTCGATGTAATCATCCTTGTATATTGCCTCCGTAATGAGACTGGTCATTGACCAAAACAGAATATTCTCTTTCTTTGGTGTTTCCGGCTTGTCTTCAGTCTCGTTTACTTCCTCGATGATAGTTTCGATGTCGTCGCCGAGAGAATCAACATCACGCTCCCACTGACGAATGTTAGAAAGTACATCATTGATGTAGTCTACAGCAGACTCAAGGTCACTGTAATCAAAACTCTGATACAACTCACGAGCCTTGCCCTTGACAACTTCCAAGTCACCAGCAAACTTCTTAATGTCGCTCATAACGCTCCTCATATAATCATTACTACTCTGTTAGTATACCACAGGTCGGACTACTTGTCAAGCAACGGTGCTTTGAATACCTTCATCTGTTTCTCATGCAACTTCTCGTAATGCTTCTGGTTATCCATATCCATTACCGAGATGTCGTGAGCGTAGACGCTTCCAGCCTCTTCAGCCCAACCGAACACGAAACACAAAGGGGTAGCCGTGTTGACTTGTCCGATAATCTTCGCATACCAACCACCGTACCAAACCCAGTCGCCCTTTTTGAATCCCAGTGCCTTCGCAGTTTTGTTACTCACGTTCGTTTCCTTTCTTCTTGACTACCTTTGTATTATAGCACGGAATTGCAGGTAATACATTAAAGCCAGATGAGAATTTAGGGGGTAGGGGGTGCCCCAGCCCCGAGGGCTTCGAAAAGCCCCCGGGATATACCTAGGGTTGCACACGCTCAAGACATAACAACAACTGATAACCACGTCGTATGAAGTAATAATTGATACCATACGTACCTGTATTTGGTCGCCATTCCATAAGGTACTTATACGCCTCGGCTTCCACAATCGCATACTTCACATGGTCTGCCTGTGACGCAAAAGACACATCATTTAAAATCTCAAACATAATGGGCTGTGGTAGCATACGCAACAGAGAAACCCACGCAATAGCATACCAGTCGTGATGCGGGAGGACATGGTCTTCGTGTAACCCAAACTCTCGAATAACAACACCCGTGTGTCCATTGTCAAATACTTCAACATTGTTACCTGTATACAAATCATGTGCATACGCAAACAACTCACAGTTAGTCCAAATACTCATAATAACTCCTTACTTACTAATCCTTACTTAGTATACCACATTTGAATTGTAAAATCAAGTTTTAAATTTTGAATTTTGAATTTTAGTTTATGGAGTTTTTTTTTGATAGTTTTTTTTTCTCATCTACTTTTAATGTTATTCTGGTAGTTTCTGTGGTATACTAAGAATGTAGTCGAAGAGAGGAGATTTTTACATGAGCACTTTTGATTTGAAGACGTGGCAAGACCGACAGAAGTTTATCTATCAGGTGGGGCTTAATCATCGCATTGTACTGGGTAATGAGTTTGAGCGGAAGTTTCGTGAAGTAGTCGCAGTCGTAACTACCGCAGACTCTGGTGAACCGAATACGTATGACCACATCTGGAGTTACGGTCAGTTTTCTGATTATCCTATGTGGAATGCTCGGGCTGTGATTCGCTCTGTACTTGAGAGTAATTCGTTGAGATACTTCATTGTGTACCAGACAAGCATAACAGAGCCGACACAGAACGAAGTAGACTGGTTGCGCCGTATTGCACGAATAGGCTGGGGTTTGGGTCTTCATATGCAGGACGTGGTACGCTTGACTTACGACAATCACCTACCAATGTTCAGCCCCAATTATGAACCCAACATGGAATCACAGTTATGGAATGACACACCACTTTGGAAAGCAATCAATACTAAATTAACGGCGGTGGCAGAATGAAAGATTCATTTGTATTTAACGTGCTTGTGTTCGCAGACAAGGAATGGTATATCTACACACAGTGTGATAGTGCACGGTATGCGGAAAAGTGTTTGGCTCGATTTATTGAGGAAACTCCCCGCAATCAATATCACTCAACGCTGATTACCTTCCTACCACGAAGTGACCGATTACATTCATGGGACTTCTATCGCCACTGGGAGTAGTCCCGCATCTCAAAAAAAAAATTAATACGGAGCACCCCATATACCTAAGTGCGGGGTGTTCTGTATTAATTAGGGGCAGGGGGTCCCCCTACCCCCAAAAAAAGCCTTGACCCTATGGATTATCCATAGAGTCAAAGGTTTTGCTCATCGCTTTTTGCATCAGTTCGGAATACAGGGCAACACGTTTGTCAAGGTTGGCTTGCCACATATCTTCCGTTTCTTGGGCACGAATACGCACCGCACGCCACAACTCAACGAATTGCTGATATTGATGCAAGTCTTGAAACTGTGAATCTGGGTCTTGCAACTTCTGCGCTTGCTCCATGAAGTGAATCATCATAGATTCAAGCATACGTTGTGCGTTCTTAACCAACATCTGAAAGTCTTGTTCATTATTCATCGTTGAAGCTTCTCCCTAATTGAAAAAGAATGTCAATGTACTGCGTGAACTCGTTAATTTCTTCTCGTGTCTGGTATGGCTCGCTTGGCTTCAAGTCTGGGCACTCACGCAAGAAGTTTGGACCATCACAGTCTTCCTCAAGGTATACATAATCACTATCGTGAACACTGAACACGGAAGGAATGAAGTATACCGTGTTGAATACTGACCACGGAACACGTAAGAATCCATGACCGTCTGTACTTAACCACATCGCATTGTACTCTTGCATCGCACTCTCCTCTTCTTGACTACATATGTATTATACCACGGAATCTATTATCTGTACATTAGTAACTAATGAGAATCAGGTGGGGGTAGGGGGACCCCCTACCCCCTAAACCCAAAAACCGATTATGATTTTTGGATTTTTAATTTTTTCCATTTTTCAATTTTTTGATTTTTGGATTTAGGGGTGGTGTATTTTAGTGGTAATTGAAACCGATAACCCGAGGAGTTTCGAGACTTGGTAATGATGCAGGTGAACACAGCATACATTCAGCGCATTTAACTCGCCCCTTCGTAATCTGATTTGGACACGTTACAAGTTTAACAGCACCGAGTTGTTCGCTTGTCGGCTTGTTCTTTACATTAATAACCAATGTTGTCATCCAGCCTAACCAGCGGGCATGATGCACTTCGTCGACAGTGTCACAGGAAGCCATAAACCACTTTTTGAGTGGTTGCACTGCATCGTAACGCCACCCATGAGTGTACCCGATACTCTTTACACCGACAGCGTCAAGTTGCTCACACGCCCACACTTGTGCGTTGATGTATTCAACACTTGGGGCGTCATTGTCAAATACATCACCTGATACGTGCCAACGTATGGTATCAATACGCTTTGCTTGTGTAACGCCTTTACCTTTCTCAAGAGCACGCAGGTCAAGAAACTTTTTGACAGCAACACGTAACTTTAGACCATCAACAATACCGGCTTTTTCTTGGTGAATGTTTGTGCGCCCCTTTTTGGTGTAGCACGTTGACACACGCCCAAACTTTGTACGCTTTTCGAGTGCATACTCATTAGGATTAGGATGCAACATACAAGAGCGGGGGCATGATACACCTGTTTCATTGTACGTAACAGCAACGTTCTTACCTGTGGTCAATTTGCGGTCACCGCTTTGCATTACAAACTTCATAACATCCTCCATCACTTGATTACATCTTATTATAGCACAGATTATCATTAAGTAGTATGAGAATTAGATTAGAGCACGGTAGTCTATAATAGTATATACGAAAATTGCATATTTGCAAATACCTAAGTGCTAAGTAATTGAGCAGTAGGGGGTAGGGGGTCCCCCTGCCCCTGATAACCCGCCCACTCTATACATCATCGTATAGAGTAGGTAGATTACGGAGGATTTCAAAGCCGTTCGCCAACTTAGTTAAGGCACGCCCGATTTGGTCGGCTCGAACGTATTGGTCTTTTCCTAAATCTTTCATGTCAGTTAACAAACTAGATTCAGCCTGTTGTACAGCACGGAGTAGATTGTTACCGACTCCCTTGAGATTCTCCTCAAAGTATACCCAATAGGAAGTAGGCTCACCAGCAAACTCGTATTGTGTTGCACAGATGCGAATCTCATCACGCTCAAATACTTCAATCATCTGTAACTCGCCACGCATTACAATCCAAAGGGAACGGCGTTCCTCGGCTGTCAGTTGTGGTATCAATTCCCGAATCTGTGTACTTGCGTTCATACTAGTCCTCACTTTCATAAGGTCTGCGTAATCCGTTCTCGTCAAACAACCTATCGTAACACGAACCACACACGTTAATGTCCCGCTGTGCATAGATTACTAAAATAATTTCTTCAGACCACTGTTCAATACCACACTCTTCACAAAACTGCGTTTCTTCCATCTTGCTCTCCTCTTATTAATAATGGTGGAGATGGGCGGAATTGAACCGCCGTCCAAAACTCGGTGCGTCACTTAAGACGACGGACTTTCACGTCTTTCCATGGGCAGTTATCGCTACTCGTCCATGCCGAACCTTGTCGATACCATGTCATCCCCTTACTCTCTTATTATAACACAGACCACACCAAAGTAAAATGAGAATCAGATGAGAGGTTTAGGGGGTAGGGGGTCCCCCTGCCCCGCTGTAAACCATTTACAGCAGGGACTTAATTGCATCTCGTGCAATTTTTAATTGGTTAGGGTCTATTGTTAATTGCCCGCTGAAGTCGTGTATAAAAACCCGCACAGTGTAATTAGCATACAGTTGATTATATATACAGTAAGTAACATCTTTAGCATATGACTTACCGTGGCAAATTTCAGCAACGACACCAGAGATACGCAATATTCTAATATCCTTGCCAACATAACTAATAATAGCGTGTTCGATTGCTTCTAACTCTGTCGGTCGTGATGCACTCGGAATTATTTCAGAGTAAACACCATTTTTGTTTGTATAAATTGAAGCACTAAAATATGACATACTCTATTCCTCTTCTGTTACTGTGATAAGATGGTCGGGGTATACTGTGCATTGTAAACAATCGCAACCGCAACAATCAGAGGTATCTACCTCGATGCTCTTACCACGGCGATACCCATACATGAAGATAACGCACTCACGAGCCGAGCCGGTGAAATAGCCGTAATCAGAAAAGTAATCGTGCTCGTCGTTCTTTTTCATGATACGGTAGCGCACTTTTCCATCACCTGGGCTATACGTCTTGACCATCAATGTCGGATGTCCGTTCATCATCATCATCAATTCACGCTTGGCGTTCATCGTGTTCCTCTTTCTCTCGATTACATATGTATTATACCATGGATTTTTGAATTTTAAAATGAGAATTAGATGAGAGGTTTAGGGGGTAGGGGGTCCCCCTGCCCCGCCTACTCCCACTCTAATGTGTTAGTGGCAGGGTTGAAGTACCGAATTGTTTCGCCCCACTCCATACGTGAAATAGGACGTTTCAACGGGCAAGAAATGCGATACCGACCATCTTGCATCTTACGGACACTAAAGTCACGCAAGCGTTGACCAAAGAATTTCATTGTTTTGCGGTCAAAGAAGTACGGTTCATTCTCTGCTACAAGGTACTTAATGCGGTAGATTGTCATGCGTTGTGCCATGTTGTTCTCCTTCACTTGATTACAATTTATTATAGCATAGATTTTTGAATTTTAAAATGAGAATTAGGTGAGAGATTTAGGGGGTAGGGGGTCCCCCTGCCCCCACTGTAAAACTACAGCAGGGTCACGACTAGTACGACCAAAAGATAACGACAAGCAATACAGTAAAGATAATAAATCCGCCCATGCTATTCTCCTCTAGAATGGTAATTCACCATCAGAATACGGCTCAAAGTCACCACTCACATCCTCATCAAACTCTTCTCGTAGCCAATCCATCAATTCACCAGAAGACTGCTCAAACTCATCCGCTTGCTGTTCCATCAGGAAGTCATGCAATTCCTCGTCAGAGTATGATGCACGGAGCAGATGAAGATTAGCCAAGTTAGTCATAACATTCTCCTTCTCTTGATTACATCTTATTATATCACGGATTCTTTAATTTTAAAATGAGAATTAGATAAGAGGCTTAGGGGGTAGGGGGGTCCCCCTGCCCCCAGAAAAAGTCTATGCTGTTCGTGGTACAGCACGCTTCTCTGGAATTTCAATTTCAATTTCTGGATTGTTTTTCACGGTTTTCAAAATTTGTTTTACGATACGCCGTGCGGAACGCGTCTCGTGTGTAATAATATCCTCGCCGTGTTTTTTCTGTCGGTTGAGTCGATACCGACATTGAATACAGAAACACGTTACAATTTTCATTTTTAACTCCTACCGTTTCACCAAGGGGCGAACACTGACAATAGTAGCCCCCTGAGTAAGTAACCGTTTGAGGATGATGTTTGCGTTGTTATGGTCAAGTGCACGGTCGGGTGTTGGGTTTGTCGTTACCACATGATTCAGACCTAACCAAATAAACTTAATACGTGTCTTGTGCATATCGTGCGCTCCTTCTCTTGATTACACTTTATTATAACATTGATTTTTCAATTTTAGTATTAAAATTAGATAAGAAATCTGCATTTTTGCAAATATATAAGTGCTAGTAAATTGAACGAGGGGGCAGGGGGACCCCCTACCCCCTACCGTAGCGATTACACAGCGCATCCGGTACAGAGTCGTTCTCCAAAACGTGCATATGCTTCAGGTGACAAGTCAGTGAGTTCACCACAACGGACACACTCACCATACAGTACCATTGTCGCACGCAGTTTCTGGTACTCCTCGCTCGCTTTTTTCTCCGCTTCCGCAGAGATTAATGGAGCGTGTAATCCTACACCACTGCGATAAGCATTTGCATCAAACCCATGAGGATTGCGAAAAATCCGCCGAGTAATTGACCGATTCATTCGCCATGTACGTTTACCCATAACACATCCTTTCCTACATATGTAGTATACCACAGATTACCTCTTTTTTACATTAAAGTAACATGAGAGTTGTAGGGGGTAGGGGGTGACCCACGCATGAAGACACTACTGAGTAAAGTCTTCTGGGCTTGGCTCGTGCACACTAAGAAAAGAAAAAGCCTCGTCCATATCATCAAAAAATTCTTCTAGTTCTAATCCACATGAAGCGCAACAATCCCACGCACTACCATCACCAAATGTAATACCGCAGTGCAAACAAGTAAAATTAACGCCCGGTATTTCTACAGTGGTCATACTTCTCTCCCTACTTCCACATCAAATAAATAAAAATGACAAATAACGGTTTAATCAGCAGTAGCAACACAATCGCAGTTGAAAGTAGTAGCACAGTGACTCCTTTACTTGATTACAATTTATTATAACACAGGTTTACTGGGGATTATATGAGAAATAGATAAGAGGCAACTCGCAATAACGCAAATAACTAAGTGCGGGGTTTTTGGTCGATAAGGGGGTAGGGGGTCCCCCTACCCCCTAGTGTAAAGACTTTACACTAGGCTTGCCGGAGGAGCTTGTGAAGTTCGTGTTCACAGCGGTGGATAGCGTCGATAGTCGGACCCGTTTCCCCACAGCACGGACACAGGAAAGGAAGGAGAAGGTCAAGCTTGCGGATTTCACGCTTTAGGGCGATGATGAGTAGGCGACGCTTCAGTGCCTTTTGTTGCTTGACGGTCTTCTTGTGCATAGTAAACCCCCTTCATCTAACTTGATAATTTATTGTATCACGAACGGAGCAGTTTGTCAATAGGCAATTTATTGTTTACAGCCCACCTAAAAGGTGTAAAGTGTTTCGCGGGGGAGGGGGACCCCCTACCCCCTACTGTAAAGTGTTTACAGCAGGGTTGTGCCTACAGATTGGGGATATGCTTGATGTTGTCAACACAGCCCAACAACACGCCGATGATGAAGCGGAAAACCGCAAAGACACCACGCACAGCCACAAAACACAGTTTTAACGTGAGCATGATAGGGAACATGAGAACGTCGGCTACGGCACGGGTTGCGTTACTCTGCATTTGAGCACTCCTTGATTAACTTGATTACATCCTATTTTAGCACGGTTATAAAGGAATTGCAATAGACTTTTATGAAAATTAGATGAGAGAAAATATTTAACACGGTGTAAACAGTTTAGGGGGTAGGGGGTGCCCCACTGTAAACACTTTACAGTGGGAGTCGATTACGGGTTGAAGCGGATGCGCTTGTAGCCCGTGATGGTGAAGCCCTTCGACAACAAATCCCGCAACAGGAATTGCCCACGAGCGTCTGCCTCTTCCCGAGTCTTGAATGCGGCAGTCGTGATGCTGGTGCGCTCGCCGTTGAAAACAAACGACACTTTCACACCAAACATACCTACACCGTGAACACGATTCGCATATACCATCATAAAAACTCTCCTTAACTTCTCTTACATACGTATTATACCACGGATAAGGGAAAACTTTTATGAGAACTAGATGAGAAATAATGCTTTACACCGTGTAAACAATTTAGGGGGGAGGGGGGACCCCATACCCCCTAGTGTAAAGTGTTTACTCCATCTTGGTAGCACAGTCAGGACAGAACAAGTAGGTTGCCTCACCTTGATGCTCGGGGTCATCTGGCAACAAATCAACCGCTACTAACTCATCAAGGTCGAAGAGTTTCTCACAGTAATGGCAAGGAGTCAAAGAATCAGCAGTCATTGGAAAATCCTTCTATCTAACTTGATAATTCATTGTATCATGAATTGGTACTGTTGTCAAGGGGTTTTTATGAGAATTACCTGATATTTATCTGATAAATAATTATTTACAATCCACCTAAAAGGTGTAAAGTGTTTACACTAGCGGAGTTTCATGCGGGAAGCGGACTCCATGCACAGCGCACAACCGCACAAAATTTTGCTGACCAGCTTATGACGGCGAGCCTTGCGTTGTAACGCCACAAACTCCTCCCGAGTCATTTGCTCAAAGCCGTGCATGGTCAAAAACACCTTAAAGATGGTGTCACGCACAAGACGCATTTTTAATTCTTCCACAAAAAACTCCTTACCACCAAAAATTCAATTACATCCTATTTTAGCACGTAATCGGTGACTTGTCAATAGACTTTTATGAGAATTAGATGAGAAAAAATATTTGACAAGGTGTAAACAATTTAGGGGGTAGGGGGACCCCCTACCCCCTACTGTAAAGACTTTACAGCGGGGTGAGGATTAGTCACGCCATAGTAAGCAGATTACAAGCACAGCAAGCGGTTTTGAGATGATTACTAAGACCAAAAGCAGTTCGAGGCTCATTCGGAACTCCTTACAGCTCAACGAACTTGAATCCGCCCTCGTCAATCATTACCGCTTGCGAGTGAGTTGTGCCCCCGTCGGTTTCGAACTTGATGTCGAACACGCTACAGGTGGGGTCAGCGTGAAAAGAACCCCGCAATTCGTATTCAAGGTCTTCACGAAAACCGCCCACGTCGTCAATCTCACCTTGCAGGATGAACTCGAACTTTCCCTCACGGGTCACGGTTGCCTTCATGTACATAATGCGCCCTTTCTCTCGGCTACACAGTAATTATACCACAGATTTTTCAATTTTAAAATGAGAATTACATGAGAAATAATTCTTTACAAGGTGTAAACAATTTAGGGGGTAGGGGGTCCCCCTACCCCCTAGTGTAAAGGGTTTACACTAGGAGACGGTTAGCGATGGAGAAACTCGACGTCGCCCCTACCTGCACCATGTACCACCGCTTTAAACTCGCTGACAAACGTACCAGTGGCGTCGGTGAACTCGAAGCGGACATCGACCAGACCGACCTCGCCACCTGTGGCAAAGGAAATCTCGTCCGCCAACGTTTGGGAGAACTCGGCGACATCTCCCTTAAACTCCTCGCAACGAACTTCAACGACAAATTTCCCGCCCTTGGTGACTACCGCACGCATACGCATAATCTGGACTCCTTTATTTGATGTTTGCTTTTACGGAAAACTTCATTGAATCCATAGTTACTGAGATGACATGGTTTACATTTTTAATCACCAAATCAGTGTCGTTCACGTCATAGGCTGGTAACGCCATACCACCCAAGTAAATCGGCTCGTCGGTCATACGCACTAAGAACAGCGTCGTATACGTAGTATTTTCTTTTGTTTCTAGCGTTACTCGCAAATCGTGAAAACTTGCCGAAAATGGAAATTGATACTGTACTCGCATAACACTCCCTTTCTGTCGGTTACATCTTATTATACCATGCTTTTTCGATTTTGAATATGAGAATTAGATAAGAGATAATTCTTTACACAGTGTAAAGAGTTTTGCGGGGCGGGGGCACCCCCTACCCCCTAGTGTAAAGGGTTTACACCAGAAGATGAAACTCCTTACACTATTCGCACTCTGGTGTTGATTCCTCGATTGGCTCGAATTGCTCGATGGCTCTCATCATAGCACGCACCTGCTTGCGAATGATGCGCTTTGCGTGTTTCATAGCCTTTGAATGGTCGTGAATGTCGAACGGACGAACACGCTCACCAGCAAAGAAAATTGAAGAATCCTCCTCGATGATACCGTCCTTCTGGACGATGTCCACACGAACCATGACCTTCTTTTCTTCGGGAATCTCGATGGCGACAACAATCGCCTCTTTCCAGCCACCAGCGAAGACCACAACGTGAGCGACGTGTTGCTCTTTTGGCATACCAGCCTCCTTACTAACCTTACACTAGAATTATACCACACTTTAGATTAAAATAGTATGAAAATTAGATGAGAAATAATTGTTTACACAGTGTAAAGCGTGGGGGTAGGGGGACCCCCTACCCCCTACTGTAAACCATTTACAGTGAGAAGAAAAACTCACGACGCAGTTCCATCAAAAATTGATGCGCCTCGTCTGCTTCACAGCATGGGCAAGCCATCGAGAGCATAAACTCCGCCCGCTTAATTGCACGCTTTAACTGAATCAAGCGTAAACGCTTCCGCAGTGCGAGCATTTGCTTTTGTGACTTTTTCCGCATTTTAGCCTCCGTTAAATAATGGACACGTTTTACACCTGCACAATGTGCGCTTTAGATGTAACCGTATCACGAACAGCCACGGAATGAACAGTACCGCCATGAGTAGACGTAACGAACACGTCCAAAGAATCCACCAACGGGAACATCGAGAACAGGAAGGAAGCCTCATCACGGACTACTTCCATCAAGAAAACAAACTCGCCGAACGTGCACACATCTTGACCAAACTCGGCAAATGTCTTCTCACCACCAGCAAGGCGAACGGTCACAAAATCAGTCATGGCAAGCCCTTTCTCTTGTCTTACAGGTAAATTATACCACAAATGAGCAACGTTGAACATGAGAATTAGATGAGAAACAATGTTTTACACGGTGTAAAGAATTTAGGGGGTAGGGGGTGCCCCACGCCCCCAGTGTAAAGACTTTACACTAGGGGTTTTGCGGTTACATCGACGGAATCACCTTGAGCAATTCCAAACAGCTCAACACGACACCGACCAAGAAACGCAAGAGCGCACCGACCAAACGGACACACACGACCAAAACCTTACACACAAGCAAGAACGGAAACATGAGAACGGCGGCGACCATGCGAGTTGCGTCAGACTTGTACATGAAGTTATCTCTCCTCTTCTCGGTTACAGTTAATTATACCACGCTTTTTCGATTTTGAATATTAGAATTAGATGAGAGGTAATTATTTACACAGTGTAAAGAGTTCGGCGGGGCACCCCCTACCCCCTACTGTAAAGTGTTTACAGTAGATGAGCGTGAATTACGCCCGCCTTACTTCCACATCAAATACACAATAACAGCAATAATGGGCTTGATGAGCAACAGCAGAACAATGCCAAAGGTTAGACCGAGCATACGCACCTCTTCTATTCGGTTACAGTTAATTATACCACGGCTTTTGAATTTTGAATATTAGAGAAAGATGATAGGTATCTGTTGAGCAATTCTTTACACGGTGTAAAGCGTTTAGGGGGTAGGGGGTCCCCCTGCCCCAAGTGTAAATAATAAAACCCGCCGATTACTCGGCGAGTGTAAATAGTTTGGGTCCCTACTCTGGATTCGAACCAGCGTTCGCTCCGAGTGAGTATCTAGAATCAATCGGATTTACCGCACCCACGGAATTTATTAAGCGATGTTAGGGCAAGTGTTGGTAAGAGGTGGATTCGAACCACCATGACACTCTAATGAAGGGTCTAGAATCCATTAGATTTACCGCACCTACGGAATGGATTAAGTGTCGTTCAAACCGTAATTTAGGTTAGTTTTGGGAAAGACCATCACTCAACCTTATGTACTAAGTATACCACTGGCTAGATTTCTTGTCAAGGGGCAATTTGAATTTCAAAATGAGAATTAGATGAGAATTGTTTTTTTCGTATCTGCATCTTTGCGGGCAGATGTGGTAGGGGGTAGGGGGTGCCCCTACCTGTACTGTATTTATTTTGATGTAATTTTTGTTTTTAAATTGAAATTTCAATTTTATTTTTTTTTCTTTTATATTTAAAACAAAGTTTGCACTCAGATAAAAACTGAGAATAAAAGTATTGTGGTCTCTCTGAAGTTAACCCCCCTCAGAGACTCAGGGACCAAGTTAAGAGAGTGACTCTTCTGAGAGGGGTATTTCACCCTCACGTCGGTACGAAGTAGTGAGTCCGTGGACTACTTACCGCTCTCTTAACTTGATAATTCATTGTATCATGAATGAACAACCTTGTCAAGAGAGTTTTATGAGAATTAGATGAGTTTCTCTCATATGTTGGTGGGGCGGCGTGAGAATGACTCTATAACCGAGTGTAAAGAGTTTTAGGGGCGGGGGGACCCCCTACCCCCACACCAGTGTAAATAATAAACCCGCCGGATTTACCGACGGGTGTAAATAGTTTGGTCTCTCCCAACAGGATTCGAACCTGCTTGCTGGTCTTACAGAGTATCTAGAATCCATAAGATTTACCGTACCCACGGATTTGGTTTAACCAGCATTAGGAGGATGGTCTGGTCTGAGGTGGAATCGAACCACCGTTCCGGTCTTGTCAGAGTCTAGAATCCACAAGAGGTACCGCACCTACGGTATGTTTTAACCGGAGTTCAGTCCACAAATTAGGCAGTTAGCGGGGAAACCGTTCACTTAACCTTATGTACTAAGTATACCACGGTTAATGTGCTGTGTCAAGTGACTATTATGAGAATTACATGAGAATGGCGCGCGTTACATACAGTAATTATCCGCCCGCCACATACCTAAGTGCATTACCATAGGGGGTAGGGGGTACCCTCTTTATTCTTCTACCGCTTCCAGATGCTGTATATTGGCAAATATATATTAAGCCATTGTAATAAGTGCCTTTTTTTAGGGGGTAGGGGGTGTCCGCTGGTTGCGAACCGCGCTTCGTTATGTCGAGTGGGGTTTATGGCTTCCTAATGCGGTAAAATGCTTATTGACATGTTCGATATAACACGTTATACTGCATACATCGCACATAGAGAGGAGGTGAGCACGATGGTTTGCGACATATGCGGGGAAAAAGTCACAGCAAACGAGATTGATGACAGGGTATCAACACCATTTTTTACATGCTGTGATTTTTGCTCAAATTCTTGCGTAATGGTAGAACAAGATGACGACATGGGTGATGATGAGTAGTAGTAATGCAGAGGAGTGTGTATCATGGGTATTCTTGAATTCGTGGTAGTTTTGGCATTATCGTTGTTTGTGGCATTGAATGCCACGGCAAACACGCCAAAAGAGTACAAACCGGCATTGTTCACAGTGGTTTTCTTGTTGTGTATGTGTGTGTCGTCTTTCGTGGTGGTCATCATGTTAGAAAGTGAGTATATGATGGGTGGCATTCCGATTACCGGTGTGATATTGCGTAACATGTGGCATGCATGTGTCTATGCTAGTGTAAGCGACGCCAATGGTGGTCTGTCGCATACAAGTGTAATGACCCGTCTCCTAATGAAAAATGACATGTCCGAACTGCATACGCCATATGGCGTCCTTTGCGGTAAAGATGCGTTTAGGGGTGTAGAAAGCATTTTCGGTAAAAAGGATACTACGTCCATAAAACGACTGTTATATGGGACAGAGATGGTAGAATGCAGTATCCACGGTTTACAACGGGGTGACTTTGGGCACGTCTTTCCACGTAGTTTAGGCGGTGTTATGAGACTTGAGCATAAAAGTATGAATGGCTATTGGTTTGAATTGCAACAAGTGATGCCCCATAACAATGCCGACAATCTACGATTAGTCAATACTGTTCTTGAATGCTCTATCTGTAATCGCATAAAACGTGAACAAGTCTCACATGATGCGCAACTTTACCTATCTAATCTACCAATCGTCATCAACGGTAAGATATACGAAGGTTTTAAGGTGTCATAGACGCAACACACACAAAACACGGTTTGCCCCCATGCGCAAGCATGGGGGCATAAAAATGCTCAAAAAGTATCTGTTGGCGACCATGCACAGACCCTTACAAATTTTTAAAAGGTACCCTTTGGTTTTAGCACTCACAACCCCTCACAACCCCTCACAATCCCTTACAATCCCTTACGGATACTCACGAGGAGCAAGGGAGTACGGAATGACCAGCGATAGCAAAAGTGTACCAGTGAAATAGGAAAAAAAGAGTGCACACGCTTCCATTGGTACAAAACTTGTCGTATCAAAGTATGCAAGAAGAATACCGGCTACCACCGTATACCGAGTAAATAAAAACGGTACTTGAAGTAAAAAAAGAGGGTCACTCTGGTAGTCTGGTAGCCAGTCATACACTAGCGCATAGTAAACCGAGAACCCTGTAAGAAGAAGGGATGCGACGAGGATGCTATAAGTTGATATTCCCCCACCGTAGACAAAAGCGAGAAGGTGATTGCTGTATCGCTCGTATTGCGTAGTAATAAATCTTGTAATTGCCCACGCATTCCAGTTTCGTTCCATATCGAGACGTTGTCCTGCCTTTCTACCCGTAATAACGGGGTACTGTGAATTACAAAGGTACGCTCAAGTCCAAGTTTTCGTGCTAACTCCGCATATCGAGATGCGACATCACACCACCCACCCCCATACACGCCGTATACAGTCACCAGTTGATACCGGTCTGGGTGACCTACCGCTTCGTTAAACGACCATTCCTCACCCGGCTGTATGGTAAATTGAGACAGGGCGGGCAGGATAGCCTCAATGTTATGGTCAATCCCCGACCCTTTCGGAATAGGGGTTGCCGTTACTGAATGCGTATGTGGGAGAATACTCACCACAAATAAACTAAGGAAACAGAAGGCGAAGAATATCAACCGTGGGCGTAAAGTGAATGTCTGAGCATCCATACGTCTTAGAAAATTCACGCCAATACTCCAAATCTAGCGGAATATCTATGTATACGGTAAACATAAGCGACGTATCGCTAAGGCGACTCTCTACCGGTTTACTTGACCTCCGCTGTAAATCAAGTGTTATCTTGCGAACGTCCCTTTGGTCGTCCACGCTTTTTAGGGGAATGCGAATTGTCAGGACTCCATTCTGGCTTTTCTTCAAAATATCCCAAGTAAATTGCTCGTGTTCCGTCTGCATTTTTCACTGCTCCTTTTCCACATAATCCAACAAGTTGTTTATTTCCCCACTTATCAATCGCTTCGTAGTAGTGCACTGATTACTCCTAATGCCCGAGGATTTCTTTAATGATAACTCGGTTAATGCGGGTATATTTATAGCCACCAAAGGCGGATAATCGCTCTCGAATTCGTTCTGCGAGATAATTATAGACCTCTTTTGTTGACACCATATTCTTTGTGACTGCGGTGTGCACCGTAGCACAGTCTCCGTATACTTTTAAATAAACCTTACTCATGTCTTCGACGTTGATGTGTAACCAGCGGAGCGCACGTAATAACACGGTAAACTCCGCTTGGTTACTATCACCAATCCCATCCATCTCATACGTTTGATGATGTCTCAGACATTCTTCCTTTACACTGTCAATGTAGACCTTAAAGCTCCCATGGACAGTTCCCCCATCAAAATAGAGATGAATCGTTTTCATCCTTACTGACCGTCAATGCCCTTCAACAACTGTGTCTGATACCATACGGTCTTCGTGTCACCAGTTGCACCTGCGGGAATAAATGTACTTCCATCCTTGTACATCAACGGACCAGTCCACAAATTCAAGCCGTCCTTAAGTGCGGTAAGGAACATTCCAAGTGACTTTGTTTGTGTTAGACCAGCACCCATCATAAATCCAATACCGCTCGTGTCATGATTGTTCAAGTCAGCGAAGTTTGGACCAAACAAGACAAAACCGGGCTTCCATGTTCCTGCGATGTGTGCTTGTACCATCTTCTTGTATTCGGGGTACCAGTTAAAGTATGGTACGCCAATACACGGGGCGGGACCCTTATCACACGCTCCCTTAAAGTCATAGGGAATACTCTTGACTGCCTTACCGCTTGCGTGTGCCTTTGCAACTTCTGTGACAACTTCGGGTGTGTCAATACCTGACATAATCACATCATACCCTTGCGTAATGTAATCGTTAATCACCAACGTTGGGTCAAGAGTTACACCCGGGATGTTGAACCAGAATCCAATCCACTTGACCGAGAACCGAAGTAGTGCTGGGTCTTGTGCTTTGTAGGATGTCCAACAGTATTGTGCACCCAAATAAGCGGCATTTACCAAACGCCGAGTTTCGTCGTTAATCAGGGGACCAACATAAGCAATCTTCCCTGTGTTCGACTCCAGAGCCGCCGCACACCCGGCAATCATCTTCCCATACTCCATTTGCCCCATCATGTTACCAAGATTTGCCGGTGCCTTACCGGTCATTACGTCGTCACCTGATGCGTGCAAGAAAGATACGTTGGGGTAATTAACTGCCGCCTCTCGAATGCTGTCTTTAAAGTCATCCGAATTAGCGATAATCATGGTCGCCCCTTGGGAAATAAGTTCGCTGGCTACCTTTTCTGCGCTGACGTTGGGTCGGTCGGCTGGATTCACCTTGTCAACGTAAATAAATGTTACGTTCTCTTCCGCTTCGACTTGCTTCATCGCCTCATAATGGGCTTGGCTCCAGCCACCGTCGTTCTTTGGACCAACCAGAATCATACCAATTGTAGGTTTCTGCGCTTCTACTGGCGCACCACATGATGCAAGCATAAGCACTGCAAATGCAAGCAACGCAAATTTCCAAACTGACATAGCATCTCCTCGAGTGATGTTAGCACTTGTTTGTGCTACTTAGGTAGTATACCATAATTATTTTTGTCTGTCAAGCCAGTACTTAATACGAGCCTCTGCAATTTCATTGTACTCAGCACTAAGGTCAACACCTATATAAGAAAATCCTGCATTAACAGCCGCACAACCCGTTGTACCACTTCCAGAAAACGGGTCAAGTACTGTACCAGACGGTGGAGTAATCATGCGAATAAGGTACTCCATAAGGGTAACTGGCTTCACTGTTGGGTGCTTGTTGCTTTGTGCTTCTTCAAGACCAGCCGATTTTTCTGTAGGTGACGGCTTAGCTACATAGAAAAAACGTGAGGCTGTATTACTTTGCTCATCAAGTATTTTTGCAGATTCCTCATCAAATATCACATTGGCAGTCCATCTCCCAAGTGGAGACGCTGGATTTGAAAAAGTGTATTCGTCGCTTTTTATACCAACGTAACCCCTAGTTCTTGGGGTAAGTCCCTTTCTACCGTAGTCTTCGTCGGTTGCAATTCGTGTTCCATCAATGTTAAGAGCACCAACACCCCACTCAAGTAAATTACTTGCTACCGTACCTAAAAATGGTTTACGAGCGAGCACTGCGGGTTCATTGGCGGGCTTCAACGCCGTGCCCCAGCCGTGCCACTGCTGAGCTTCGGGCGTGACGGGAATATTACTGTCGTGTTCGTGATAGCCCTGTTGTCGTGCTTTGGTTAACCATGGTCTTGCGTCTAATTCATTAGAACTGCCCTTACCTGCTGTAGAATGTGGTGTAATTGGCGTTTTTACTTTCTCCCGCATCGCCCCCGCTTGCCTATCCAATGCCTTGCTGACATCAAGCGATTTCGGAAACCCCGAGCCATAAATCCATTGAATGCAGTCCCGTATTTCAAATCCTGCGTCTTCAATAGCGCAGGTCATGCGATGGTACGTTCGTGCTCCACCGAAAGAAATTAAATGACCCCCCGGCTTTAATACACGAAGTACCTCTTTCCAGAGGTCGGTATTGTTTGCAATACCTGATTTATCCCACCCCTTATTCATAAATCCTATTTCATACGGAGGGTCAGTAACTACACTGTCGATAGAATTGTCTGGTAGTGTTCTTAAAACATTTATTGAATTACCCGTGTATAGTTCGTATTTTACCATAGTCTTTTCCTTATATTTTTTTTTACTGTTGATTACTCAAAACTTTCAAGTACGTAGAGTTCTTTTAGTAGGTCTACAATATCTAAAAAATAATCGGCAACCACAAGAATAGCCGTGATGAATACTATTTTTTCATACCATTTCATAAATCCTCCAAAAAAAGTCTAGCCCCCCTTACGGAGGGCTAGAAATACATTAACCGTCAGCTTTTGTAATATCTACACTGATACTGAGTTGTTCCGGCTTTCGCTCATCAATAATTTGCTGAGCCAGTACGGGGTCAACCATAGCCTCAATACTCGATGCGACCGAATCCTTTGATTTGTTCACAAGCGCATCTTGTGGGAATAGCCCAGCGTGTAGGTTCAGTGTGCGGAAAAATGTGTGATATACTGTCTGCGAGATAGTGAGAATAGTGGTAAAATTGGTTAGGGTTGCCTGAGGCGTTACCTCGTTATCAATTACCGCCATAAGAGTCGCCACAATAATCGAAAGAGCGGCGGCAAGACCGAATTTGTAATACGGCTTCCACGACACTCGCTGTAGGTACAGCACCGCAAAGGGAATAATTGTACCCGTAACAAACTGTAAAATAACAGTCAATGAATCATTTTCCATGAGATTCTCCTCCTAGTTTACGTAATAGTTCTGCCATACGTCGTTCAAGTATGTCCATATCAGTAAGTCGTTGCTCCAAATACGCAAGGCGATTTTTTGTGCTATCTCGTTCTTTTTGTAATTCGCTTATGTCAAGAATAAGTTTATCTCGTTCTTTTCGCAGTTCTTGGTTTTCTGCGTGTAGTGTTTTATTTTCCTGCTCAAGAGCAGAAATACGTGCTGAATGATGTTGTACAAGTTGAAGTAAGTCGGTGCGTAAATCACTCTCTGCATCTTGATTTTTACTTCGTAAGGCGACAATAGAGCCGATAATACCAGCAACAGCACCGGCAATTGCAGAAATAATACTCGTGGAATCTACTTGATTTGACATTACGACCTCGCTTTAAGAAGTGGTTCAAAAATATATCCTAGACCAACAGCGTAACGCCAGCGACTCACTCCATTAATTGTCTCCCCAAAAAATATGTCGGCATCAAAAGACATTACAGGAGTACCTGCCTCGAGGGTAGTAACTACGGCGGAGTCTCTTGTGACTGATTTACGAATATTTGCACGAGTCGTTGTCGTGTATATCTTATAGGGCGTTAAACGCATCTTCTTCCAGTGGGCAAACCCAGCGTCAGTAACGCCACTTGGGTCTATTTTTCTCCCCGCTGGGGCGGCAATACTTCGGTGCATCTGTGGATTTAATCCCGGGTAGGTGCGTGCGAGTCTCGTTATTTCTTCCCACATTAACCCATTCCAAAATCCCTCTAAAGGAGAGAAATGGACTTCAACACCAATTGCAGACGGGTTTGCTGTATCTGGAGTAAATGTTTTCCCAGTGTGCCATGCTACGTATTCCGCAGGATTCAGTAATTGAAACGTGTCACCCGTTTTTGATACAAGGTAGTGAGCACTTACATCTTTTGACATAATCAGAAAGTTTCGTTCTGCCCCGATGCTACTATTAGCTCTTCCATTTGTTGTATGAATAACAAGTGTCTTGTATTCAATATTTTTGTTTCGAAGTGAGTACCCCTCATTCGCTCTGAGGTAATTGTTCTTCTGGTACTCCTCCTTGATTATTATCATTCGTCAGTTCCTCCAGTGTGTTACTCTCTGTGTCGATTTTTTCCTGCTCGTCTTCATAGGTAGTACCATAGAGTGAGGCAATTGTGTCCTTAGAAATGGCTCCAATTTGTTGTGCTTGAATAGCGAGTTGTGTCAGTGCAGTAATATCTTGAAGTGCAATTGGGCTGAAAGAGGGCTTCGGGTGCCACGGAAAATCATTCTTTACCGCAATTTCTTTGTAGAAACCTTCAACCCAGAGAAGTATTGCCTCTCTTAGTTCATTTAACGTGGACACCGGACCAAGACTCGCTGTTTTATTATCTGACGCATTACTTCGTAATGTTTCACCTACAGCAAGAATTCTCGGAAATCCGAGTGCAAGAAAAATATCTGCATTCGGCTCAACATATTTTGCTTCATTGAGTAGTGCCTCGAGTGGTGGTGTAATCCACGAAACTTCAATTGTATGGTTCGTGAAGAAGTTGAAGACTCGGTCGCCTGTGACAGCGGCTGTTGCCAACACTGTTTCTGTTGACTTAATATCGTCATCAGTTGCAGGGAACTTATCCGAACCAATTCGCACATGACGTAAAAGTTCACTTGCTCTAGCGGCGATACTTCTATCCATAATTTTCAAGTAGTATTTATGCTGTAGAGCAAATAGTGCATTTTGTAAATATGGCTTTGGGTAATCTTCGTAAGAACGTAGTCTCCGGTATATTGGGCGTGCGTTTGGTAGAGGGAATATTGTGACACCCTTCTGTATTGCTTTTACATAACTAGGAAACTCACGAACTAACTCATTGTACGCCTCGGTGTCTACTGCACCATCGGTACGATTTCCCTTGTTCATAATGAAGTCAATATCTTCTTTCGGGACTTTAACAAATACACTCCGCTCCATACCTATCAATTTTTTACGTAAAATAATATTTTCTGGATTTCTTACCCAGAAGGAGTTTGGGAAAAAGACACGCTTTCTCCCAAGAGTTGGGTCAACCCGATTTCCCATAATAACTCCATAAGTTACTTCTGGTACTGCCATACCGTGGAGAATGTAATCGAGTGCGACTACTTTAAGATACGGTTGAATGTAGTCTGCCACCGCATCGTAAAATTCTACGTATGCCTCTGGATTATCTTTATCCTTGCGATTCCGTAGTTTTGTAATTGCCATGTCAACCATACGGTCAACAACTGTACCTGCGATTGTGTCCTGTTCATAAAAATATCGGCAGAACTTTATAATCTCATGATACGTGTATTTTTTCGAATTGTCAAATGGTAGCATGGTTGGGTCATAATAACCGGCTACAAATTGATTATTCACAAGAAACGGCGACGGCATATATGCTGATGTCGCTTTTGCTAATGGTTTATCCATTTTTACCTCACTGTTGTATTACTTACTGGTTTTGCGAGAATGGGTAACACTGACTGAGAAACTGCTGTTTTACCTCGTAGCGCATAAATAAAACACAAGTAACTTGCAAAGATATGGTCATCGTCAGAGGCACCAACACCCCGTTCATTCATGATGTAGTAGTGGTCATTTCCGGTGATACGTTTCTGACGAGTAAGTCGCTCTAACTGACTTACACCCTCAGTGTCTATCTCAGAAAATAAGAGCGTACCCTCTGAGACCATTCGTGCGATTTCCTTCGAACCCCAACTGCGAAATACCTCAGTAAGTTCAGTATCGTCGTCTGTTCTACCAACTGACACACGCTCATTAAAAAGCACAGGAATAATTCTTTCAGCATATTTGTAAACAGTATATTCCTCCCGACTACAAAGTGATTGGTAGATACCCGCACCACCACCACCTGCGCCTACGTCAATTGCAATCTTTGTGGGATTATAAAACTGAGTAAGGTAATGGATAATTGACTCTTGTTCAGGATAATCAATCTTAGTAATTCGGTATCGTACAAGTGTAATATATTTATTATTCTTCGCCGCAACCACCTGTATAACGGTTGGGTCTGAAAATCCAGTGTCTATAGAAAAAATAACATAATCATAACCAGTAACTTTATGTAACTTTAGTACGTCCTTAAATGACTTCCCCTTTAGTTTATCATTGTTAGAAAAACGATAACTAAAAAAATCAACCTGCTCAAGGGTAAATGCGTCTCTAGGAATTACTTGAAAACTTGCTGACCCATGACGACCAAGTACAAGTTGTTGAAAAATGTCTTCCTCGATACCTCCGTACTTGCGGAGTGCGTCATTCCAGTCATCTAGTGTAAAGTATGGATTGTTTGGTGACGGGATGCGATACTTTTTATACTTTGGGCGACGGATGTCTAGGTCGTAAAGCGCACTGTTTCGTAATCCGTTAGGTACACCACAGTAAATTTCCTGTATCTTTGGTTCCCACGTATTTAGTGTAGGCTGGAGTTGATTAAAAGCGGTCATGGGAAACAACTGCATCTCATCGCCAGCAATACGTGGAATATGTAAACCTACTAAGTTATTACTTTCTTTTGTACCCGCAATACGGGCATTAAACCGGTGATTTCGCGAGCCAAACTTGAAATCTAGCGTACCTTTCGAGCGATTAATGTTATTACCCAGAAAGTCTTTTAGTAACGGGCTTGTAGTAAATTTAAGTACAAGTCTGTCAAGTAACGGTGTTAACTGATTTGAGTTTGGGGTTACAAGAAGTTGTTCAGACGTTTTTGGGAATTCAATGTCATTGTTAACAATCTGGTAAGTCAGTAAGTCTTCAATAATCACCGAATTATGCACAACAATATAGTTAGAAATATACGTCTCGTCAGTATAAACGTGTACTGCATAAGTGGGCATATTGTAGGAACGACTTTTCCTGTGCTCAATCGCCTCCCAACGTATATTATCTGGTGGTTCTACGTTACTAAGGTCTAGGTTGACTTTAATACCAGGTACAGTGAATGTAGACCAGAAGCGTAGTGCATTTTCTTTATCTAGCGTGGTTATTTCCCAGATAGAAAAGTCGCCGGTATATCCGTGGGTTTTTTGTACAACATCACCAGTCTTTTTTCTGGTTGTGCTTATACCAAAGTATAACAAAATTTCTTGAAACTCTTTTGTAAAATTTTCGTTTGGTACTCTCAGAGATACTTCGGTACTTGAGAAAGCACCATACTGAGCAAAAACTGCCTCTAGAAAAACTTTAATATTCTCGAGACGTTGAGTTTTTAAAAAGTCTAAATTTTGTTTCTTGCGTCCGTTGCTTTTTGTGTTAATACCACACTCACGCCACAATTGACGAATGTAGTGCCGTGTCTGCCCAGTTTTAATGCGGTCGAGATAATACTTACCATCCTCAATTCGTAAATTAAGAAACATATTCTTAGCAATAAATTCGAGTTCTTCTGCAACTTGTTTAAACCGTGGTTTGATTCCCATATATCCAATGACCTTTAGGTCGTTGAGAATATCATAACCCATCGCACGTAATTCAAACCATGAGAATGTATTTAATACGCAGTGGTCAGTTGGTAAAATGTTTGTGACTGCAACTAAGTCGCCCACAACCAAGTCACCTGCAAGTACAAAGCCACGAGGCGTAAGTATCGGATGGTTATACGTACATTCAATTTCTTGAGTAGCTGTTTTAAATTTATGTAACTTTGCCCATTTATCCTTTGTAATAGTAGCCCGCCGCTGTTTAAATTTACCGTCGGTGGAATACGCATAAGTAACAAAAGAGTCTTTACGCAATAATTCACCGATAGTTTTAAAGCCCTCAGTGGTATATACCGTGGACGATGTTGGCTGACATTTACCAATTGAGCGACCGCCGGTGATAACAATATGTTTATTTTGGTCTGTAAGAATTTCGCGTTGGTATGGGCGGTGCTTAAATTCATCTGATGACCAGTTATTTTTATTCATGTCCCCGTTATTTGTTGAGCGAAGGAATTCACTAAACCACACAGGGTCTTCTATAATCTCGAGTAAGGCTAACTCCGATTCATCAATTTTCTTCTGTAGAGCCATCCTCATCCTCCATTATTACAACATCTTCATCACTTTCGATTTCTGGTACATCGCTGGATTTTGCGGGTTGTATAACCTCGTAAAGATATTGTTTTCTCCACTTGTAATCTTTAATATCAAAAAATATACCCTCACTAGCACTCTTTCTGGTCATCGTAACTCTTCGATTACACTGACTGCATTGTGTTTCGAAGTGAAATGCAGTGTGCTCCATTACAGGTGAAAACCGTGCCAGTAGTATTTTACAGTCAGGGCAATATACTTTTACTAATCGTTTTTCTATAAAATTTTGAGCAGTTACTTTTAATGTTGTTAAATAACTTGAGATACTATCAGAATTCTCAGACTTTCTGGTCTTTCGGTCAAGGGCAAGTGCCCGCTCTACCTGTAGATTTCTTTCAATAAGGTCACGGATAGAATTACCGACACGCTGTATTGACTCAATATTTTCCATGATAGAAGACGACTCAGTAAGGAGTAGCATCTCTTGTTGTAATCTTTCAATAAGTACTTGATTTTGTATTAAAATCTCGAGATTAGCCCTGTCATTCGGAGAGTTAAGTGTCTCCAAGTCGTATTTATCACTATAATCCTTTAAAATCTCTTGAAACCTTGATTTTTTCGTCATAAATCTCCCTTAACACAATAAAAGCGGGGTAGTATACCGTGTCTAACCAGAGTCAAACTTGTGGTAAACTACCCCTCTACTATTATACCCTATTTTTGTGTCAGCGTACTGGGCAAGCCCCACCAACACAATCAGGGTCAAACTCATCTTCATCTGTAGCCGTTGATTCACGGGCATACAAAGCTTTCACAATATCCTGCCATGTGATGTGAGCAACATTGAGGTGATGCCATGCCCACTGGGCTTCATCAATTTCCTCGTATGGCATAAGCGGGTACGCACCACTGTATTTTGGTAGGAATGATACCCCGATGTAATCATCCCAGTTTGACATAATTAGGTCAATAATATCATTCACCTCATCGTTATTAAACGTGATGGTAATTGACGTATTGTGGTCAGTCCAATACTTTTGGAGCGTGAAATACCGTTTTAGTTGTTCAACAGCGGATTCCTCATTTGCAGAGCGGGTTGCGCTTGTGCGAATAGGAAATTCAATCACCCACGTCTGTGCTTTATCCAATACCAACATTTTTTCGTAGTCGCCGAGAAGTTTAAATTCCTCTGGCATCATGACTGATGCTTCTGGGTATGTTGGATAACCGACGGCAAGCATCGCCTTCGCAAGCGGGTCAAAACTAGAAATACGAACACGACGAATGTAATATGGCGCATACGATGCGTGAGCACCACTTGACACAGTCGGTAGTTGTGCAATAGTACCACTTGGTTTTTGTGTAGTAACCAGCAGGGGAACGGGAATACGAAGTTCACTTGCATACTCCTGAGCCGCTTTATTTGCAATTTTATTCAACTCACCCAAGAACATCGCCAACGGGTACTGCATAAGACTGCCGTCGCTATTTAAGATGGGAACGAGTGCAGTTTCATCAGTAGAGTCCACACCACAGGCGTCCATAGCCTCAACATACCCCGTGAAAGATACCCCAGTCAAACGGTCACGCTTCTGTACTTCATCCCAATGGGGAAGTTCTAGTGTAACCGTAGTCATACGCAGTCCAATACGTGTGGCAAGAATAACTGCGTTTGCAAGCGCATTATAGTCAATCTTACCATTTTTCACATACCCAGCCATGTTGATTTCTGACAAATTACATACACCATTGTCCGCAAGTAATATTTCGGCACATGGATTTGTACCAGCATAATTTGGGCGACGTTTTGAAGCCGCCTCGGCATTGATAAAGCCCGGCTCACCATTATCCGCAATACGGGAAAAAATATCCTTGAGTTGCTCTCTGGTTGGCTTCTTTTGAAAATAAACCGAGTTGTTACTCATTGAGCGATACCGAAATTCTGCCTTGTTTGGGTCACTCCAAAGATTTGACTTTGCGTCAAGTACATCTTTGTCGGTAATATCAAACAACGTAATTTCACTAGAACGACGTACCCCACCAACGACAACACACGAGCCGATAATATTCATAATATCCATCGCCTGTACGGTGGTTAGTTTATTATTACCACGACACATAACACGGTGAATCTGTTTGAACATATCACGCAGTGCGGTATGACCAGATGCACGTCCACCAAAAGTTTTGAGTACTTCACCCTGTTGACGCACATTATCGTAGTTAATCATAATGGACTCAACATACTTCTCTGAGCGCATAGTCTCAAAGTACGCATTCAAAGCAGAAACCCAACCCTCTTTCGAATCACCAACAATAATATAAACACCACCAGAATCTTCATAAACCTGTGTTTCATCAATACGTTGTTCAGCCTTCTTTGGGTGATACGGCTTATGAGCAACAACTACGTTGGTTTTAATTTCTGCAAGTTGGCTCACATCACTTGGAAGAACACGAAATCCAACACCAGTACCCAACATCATCAAGTAAAAAGCATCCACAAATGCAGTGAATGAGTCCACTACAGTAAAAGAACAATTAAAATTAGCCAGAGGAAACTTGCGAGCGGCTTCAGTTCCACCAATCCACATAGTACGCCCTGCGGTGAACAAACGTAAGTTAAACATCTCATCAAAGAAATGCTCCGCTTCTTGACGAAGTAGAGCAGTATCTGTAGGATTGGAATGTAAACTCATAGAATACTCAACAACACGGTGACACGTTTCTTTCCAGTGTTCTCTCCGACCTAACTCGGGAATAAACCTCGAGTAAGTACGCAAATAAACAAATTGCCCAAGAATAGAATTCCACTCAGGATTGTCAGCATACTTGCTAAGAAAAGAATCGCTCAAATAACTAGTTTTCATTCTGTATATTCTCCATTGTTTTTATTCTCCGACTACACTGATGATTGCATTAAAATCCAGATTTTGCGTAAATCTATAATTCTTCAATGCTTCCGCAGTTTGTTGTGTTAACCATTCATTACGAAAGTTAGTCATAATCTCAGTCTGCATAATCTCCATAAACTGACTCACCGAGTTAACCCATTTAGTACTTTGGGTTACAATTCCCGTATGGAAAAACTCTGAGTCACTGTGCGTCACTGAGTAGTTAATAGTAAAAAACCCGCTCTCGTTTACTGTAAACGCAATAATAGCAAAAGTAAAATTACCTGAACTTGGTATATTCATTAGCGGTTGTCTCCATTTCCCTTAATAACCCCTCGTTGGGCACGGCTCTTAATTTTTACGAAGTTCTCATAAAATACATCACTAATAGAAACACCAAGGTCATCTGCAACAGCAGTAACATACCAAAGCACATCGCCAAGCTCGGAAACAATATCATCAAATCTCTCCTGTGTTAATTGACCATCATCATCACGCATAAGTTTCTTTACCTTACCCGCAACTTCCCCGGCTTCATTGACGAGACCCAATACTGGGTAGATTAGATGGTGTTCTTCTGCATACACCTTTGTACTCCGCACAAACAACTGATAGTTATGTAAACTCTCTACATTCTCAGTTTCTGACTCTTTACCTTGAATAGATTCATCACTCATTTGTTATTTACCCCACTTACCTTTCATTAAGATTAATGCTATAATAGCATAGTTTGCCAAATCTGTCAAATTGTCTTCAATTGACTCGTTCTTGGGGGATTTCTTTCCAGAAAAAGTGCCTGTAGAAATATCAAATCCGTAAAGATTCATTAGGCGTGCTGTTTTGTCCCAGATACGTACAATTGCGCCAAATTCTCCTGTCCCTAACATATTGTGCGGTGAATAATCCTGCATCTTTTCAGCGTGTACTCTGTAGAGTGTTTCTGTAATCTCTTTGAACATAGCGTATTGTTCAGGATATTTCTCCCTGTCAATAATGTTTTCGGGATATGCTGTTTTTTTACTTAACATAATCTTCCTCATTACTATATATATAATTATAATAACTAAATACTTTTATTATATTCTATTTATATATAGTATAATATATTCCCCTCGGGGGGTAATTTGATTATACCACACCGTGAAAAGTTTGTCAAGTCCCCCTTAATTTGCGGTTGTATTGACAATTCACTCCGCCCATGGTATAATTTTATTGGGTATATGTATACCCTATTTATTTGTCAGAGGTACCTATGAGTCAATTATGTTGTGTGTGTGATAATTACGCCAAAAGAAACAGTAGATTTTGTGTAAGTTGTAAGGCAATCTACTCTGTTGTTAACAAAGAACCCTGGTTTGAAGAATTATGTAATCTTATGAAACGTCAAAGACGCATTGATGATATTGAAAAATATTCTATCTACGATAGTAACACAAAGTCACTTCAAAGTAAAGTACGAAGAGGTAGAGGGAGACCTGTTACGTCAAAAGTAGTTCGTGAACTTGTACTTAGTTTAAAGGACACATCGCCAAATTCCTCTATAAGAGAGATTGAAACATTGTGCGCTTCTGCGGGTGTAAATGTTTCGCGAGAAACAATTCGTAGAATTTTGACACAAAAATAGTATATACTAATAGAGAGTATTTTTTTTTTCTAGGAGGTTTTATGGGAATACCCGTACCGAGTTCAACCGTAATCACCTTGGCGGCGCAAACAATTAGCAGTGAATACTACCAAGAGTTTATGCTCAGTGATGAGAATGGTAACATACTTGGTGGAATTAATCCCGCCTCGGTTTCAGTAGCAGTAACAGGTTATAATTCAACCGCTACTTCTTATCAAGGGACAAGTTTCCCTATTGGCGGTGTTCATATATCAGATTTAACTGGTACAGATTTCACGGAGATGGTAGATGGTGAAACTGCAACAGTTCGTTTAAATAATCGCCGGGCTATAATGACCGCTACTGATGGTCAAGTAACGACACTCGTAGAATCATTACCTAATAACTATCACGACACTGTTGTGTGTAGTGGTGCAGTATTTACCACAGCCCTGACTAATGCGTATGCGTCTTTCTTTGACTACAATGCACAAAGTAACGTGCGCTACATCTACGTACCATTAAGTAAAAGCGGTTGGAGACGTGCGACAGTTTACATTCGTCATAACTTGATTAATGTATCTGATTCACAACCAACAGTTCTACCCATAACTTTATCCGCAGATTTTGGTCAACTTGATGATGATTTCACTATCAAGTCAGACACAATTAGCGGTGTTGTCTCTGCATACGCATCCAAAGCGTACACTTGTTATTCTTTCAGTGGTACGTCAAATGCCAAGGAGTACATTCCAGAATTAGATTCACCCCTTGCTGGAATTATTGTTACTGTTGCACCAAATCAATCAGTAACTGGTAACTATGAAATTTACATTAGCAAGGGGGCTTAATGAAAAAAGGTCAATTTGTTGAGTGGGATTCTTCAGGTGGTACTGCCCGTGGTAAGATTGTAGCAATTGTGCGTAACGGAGACGTTCCGAATATTGATGCAAAAGTCACGGGAAGTCCAGAAGAACCCGCCGCTCGAATTCAAGTATACCGAAAAGATGGTGATGACAACTACGAAGCAACTGATACTTTTGTAGGACACAAACTAACGGAACTACGCAGTATTAAATCACTTGCATCTTTAGAAGAACTATCGCCCCGACAGCAATACTTAGTAGAGTCATATCTAAATACAGTCGAGATGTTCGGTATGTTTAGTAGAGATACTACGTCCGAAGGTGCTCATTATATTGATGCGAGTCAGAATGTATTCGCCTCAGAGGGACTAGCTTGTAAAAATTGTGCATTTTACGCTGAAGACAGTGGCTCCTGCTCAATTGTTTCAGGTCCCGTTGAGGAAAACGCAGTTTGTAAACTTTGGATAATTGAAAACGAGTATTTAGGCGAATCTCCTGAAACTACTGACGATGAAGAGGTCATGGATGAATAAAAATTTTTCAGAAGGTCAGTGGAAAGTAAGTGGTTCAAGCCGACTTCCTGTTGCTAACGATGAGCAGTGGGATGGTGATAGTGCTCAGAATCAGATATTTTCATTGGCTGGTTTCGACACAGACAATCCTAAAATAGAGATTGCTAAGCGAGGTTTTCTTGTATATGATGCAAGTAATCCTACGCTTAAAGGTTCATACAAGTTGCCATTCGCAATTGTGCGTGACGGAGAATTATACGCATCAACTGCCGGATTGCGAGCCGCATCTCAAAGACTACCACAAACTGATATTCCTACCTCCGTTATGGAAAGTGCCCAACGTGTTCTTGATATGTACAAAAGTAAGGCAGATTCTGCCGCTAAGTACGCAAACATAAACTTTTCACCACCTGATGGAGTTGCATCGGCCGCTAAAAGAGGGCTAGAACTTCACGAAAAGGGGTTGAGCGGTTCTGGGTTGGAGTCAGCTACCGTCCTATGGGCAAGAAAGTATGTGAATGGTGAGTCTGTTAGTCCAGCACGGGCGAGAATGGGTAACCGATTTTTCGGTAGAAATGCCCGTTTTGCTAACGCCCCTAAAGACTCTCCCGCATGGGTTTCATGGCTTCTTTGGGGTGGTAGTGCTGGTAAGTCGTGGTTTTCAAAACTTGTGGCACAAATGGATGCCGCAGATAAAAAAACATCTGCCACTATTCATGGTTTTATAAAAGTTGCCGAATTAAATATACAAAATCCATTTTTAAAAGAAGTAGAATTAATACTTACCGACTTCGAGCCAAACTCTAATCGTGAGGGTATTCGTCGTAGTGAGGCACAAAATATTATAAAAACCGCCCTCTACACCCCAATTAAAATTGCAATTTCAGATACTGATTATGCTGGTCATAAAGATGCGGTTCCCATTGGACCAATTACCAGTGTGTACGAAGATACGCACGACGGTAAACCAGTAATTAAAGCAAAAGCCGTTATATGGACTGACGAGTATAATGACGTTTATGAAATCCTAAAAGCCCAGTCTAGCGAACGAGAGTATATCGGAACTTCGTGGGAAATTTACTACGAATCCGCCACAGCAGAAAACGGCGTTAACTGGCTTAATAATGTTATATTTGCAGGAACTTGTATTGTCGATGTCCCTGCATACGGTGACAGAACTAAACTTCTTAGTAAGGTAGCAGAAAAACAAATGAATGAACTAAATGAACAACTCGAGCAGTTGCAGAAGCAACTAGCCGAAAGGGAGACTGAACTCGATGAGCTACGGAAAGAAATCAATGCCTACAAAGCAGAAGCCGATGCCAAAGCCCAAGCCGAAAAGCGGCAAAATGTAGTTGTAAAACTACTTAAGGCTGGATTTACGCAAGCTGAGGTTGACGAAAAAATTGAATTTTATACAAGTCTTGAAGATTCTCTTTTTGATAAGATTATTGTAGATTTTGTGCGTAATCGCACCGAAGCCTCACAAAGTTCAAATCAAGTCCCGGTAATTCCTGAGGTAGGTGGTTCACATACACCCCTTTCACCGAAGCAAATTGCCCAAGAGTTTAAGAAACTCAAAGCTAAGTAATTATAATAAACGAGGTATAACAAAAAAATGGCTGTACTAGTAACTACTCTACGTTCTCGCCAAGCCGTGGCTAACTCGACTCTTATTGAGGGTCGTGCCGTCGTGGTTGGTACAAGTGGCGTTCGAGAAGACCTTCCAATTGCTTCATATGCAAGTGCAAATACAACTCAGGGAGTTTACGTGGCATTTTTCCCGCCCGATAATTTCCCCCGTCCTACATATGCAAGTATGTACACTGCTCCATATAAGCAGACCTACAATCTAAACAACAACGCTCTTTACGGTAGCCCCACATTCAACGAGTTGCAATATCTTGTTCCTCGCAGTCAGTGGAAAGAGCCTTCAATTTACTCAGGCGAACTAGTTGCCTTACACTGGGGTAGAGTTGGCATAACATCTAGTTGTTTCACAAACGAGGCAGACATTCGCGTGCCCGGTAACAAAGTGAAGGTCGGTACAAGCGGACTATTCATTCACGCAAACAACGGTACAAATGCCTGTGGTGAAGTTGAGCGATACGACGCTGATAACGGCGTGCTTTACATAATTCTTTACTAACTAAACTTGGAGAAAACATAAAATAAATGGATAACAAAGAACTACAAAAGGCGATTGCTGAAACAGCAAAGACCGCTGGTCAGAGTGCCACTAAGCGTTCAGCTTACGCTGAGTTGATGATTGAGCTTGTGGAGCCTAATCACCTAACCTTAGAACTCTTCCGAACATTCATGCCAGCACGCCAAGCAAATCTAGGTGATGTACCTGTAAAGCGTGTGCGTCGTGGGCGATACCCAGTGCAGAGTATGGTGCCCAACACTGCTCACTTGGTTGCTAACCCACCGGATGTGCAGGATTACCACACGTTCATCTTTGACCGCTTGATTACTGGTGTGCGTGAGTCAACGTGGAATCTTGAAAACAACCCAATTACGACAACAGAGAATATCCGTAACGGTATGCGGGCTGACCTCAGCGATGCAGTAATCGCTAAGATTTTCTCACTACTTTCGACAACATGGAATGCTACCGACACACCTTCAAATTATTCGACCACTTCGGCACTTACATACACTCAACTGGACACCATGATTGAGAACGTTATGTATACCGCAGGTGATGTGAAGGCTATTATCGGTACAAGACGTGCCGTGCGTGACATCTACGAATTCGCAGGTTTCCGTGAGTACGCCTATGCCGCAGGTGGGCAGAATAACATCGCTTACCCAGTGAATCCTTTCCTACTTGAATACCTAAACACAAACAGAGTATCAGTCTATAAGGGCGTGCCCATTATCGAACTTCCTCAGGTGTTTAGAAACAGACTACCCAATCTACGTGAGGCACTTATCCCTGAGGATAAGATTCTAGTGATTGGCGCAGATGCTGGTGAAATTTTGATGTACGGTGACATTACGTACCAAGATTATACTGATATGACTGTTCAACCTGCTGACTACGTTCTTCATGGATGGATGCAGTATGGTTTGGTTGTGGATATGCCCGAAAACATTGGTGTAATTAAACTTACTTAACCATAATGAAAGGATGAGGGGGTTTTACCACCCCCTCTTTAAGGAAGAATATGTCTACTAACAATATTTATGTGGGTATTGACAACACTATTCATACAAAGTACGCAAAAGTACCTTTGCATATGGTAGGTGGTGTTCGTTTAAATCCCAACGACCTTACTCAAAAAGTTCCTTGGATTTTACAGACAAGTCCACTGAATTATGACCCAGTAACAAAAAAAGTTAATTTTGTGTATGAAGACGAGGTTATTGAGTTGTACTCAAAAAAAGAGCATGATGCGTTTCTCCGTCTTAATCAAAAATTACTTGAACAAGGACTGCTTAAAGTTTTTGAGGAAAGTCAAGAATCTGTGAATGTGGAAAACACTATTCCAGACAGCGAACTAGAAAAGATTGCGAGCCTTCGCTCCACATTCAACGACACAGTCGATAAACTTACTAGTGTAGTAACACTAGAGCGTTTGAAAAAAATCGCTATAAATTCCGGTAAGTCAATTAAAAAAATCCAGTATATTGACTCCCGAATTGAGGCACTAACAGATGGGGATAGTTAATCCAAACGACATACTTTTAATACGCCAGAAAGCAGAAGATTTTCTTCTTAGTACTGCTTCCTTAGTGAAATTTACAGGAGTTTCTTCAGTAGATGGCGCAATTGTAAATACCTATTCTGCTCCTGAGTCAATAGCTTGTAGAATTTTAAACCGTTCAGGTGACGTTACCTCATCGGTATCTGCTCAGTTTCGAGCATTACAGCAAAGTACATCAAGGCAGTTATATAGATTGCAGATTCCATACGCAACTACCGTTACCACAAAAGATAAAATTATCTATAATAATAAAACGTATTTAATTAAATACGTACCAATTAAACACGAAATGATGGGTGCCCAGATTGTCTTCATCGAGGAACTTGACTAATGGCTAAACTTTCTGTTGACATAAGAGCAAGGTCAGCTAACATGGACAATGCAAGAATAATTGTTCAAAATTTAGTACAAATAATTCCGGTAATAATAAACACATACAAAAGCACTGCTTTTTACTCAGCTAAGGCTATTGCACCGCAAGGACCAGAGCAACGAGAGGGGTATGAAGCACTTTTAAATTATACAATACGGAAACCAAAAAATAGGTCTACATCTTTGGTAAATAGTATATTTTTACGAAGTGCTCCCGATAATTTATCATTTTCTATAGGTGCAGAAAATAATGCGCCGGACGGTGTTAAAGTTATTATGCAGGAATACGGGTACCCGTATGATACGACTGACGATAGTAGTGAAGACGACGATGACACCGACTCCGAGAAAACTGGATTAAGAAGAGGTTTTAAACCATACCCACCAAATCCTAAAAATTCAAAAAAATACAGAAAATTAGAAAACGCTGATATTCGTGGCGTAGGTTATCTTCGCGCCGGTCTTGTTTCTGCCTCAAAAGCCCTTGCATTTGGTAATGCCGGCTCTGCTAACAGAAGTGACTCTCTCAGAGTACCCTATGTTAGTAAAGCTGACGTAGTAAACTATCAAAACATTGTTAAAGATAATATTGCACTGGCTATTCAGAAATTTGTAATAGATTACGCAAAAGGAAGGGTTAACTTTAGCGGAGTTGGACTTGGTACAATAAAAGAACCTACGACATCAAGCACCGGTGCCTCTAAAGTACCATTTTCGCAAGGTCTAATTGACGACGCAAAAACCAGATTAGGTTATTTTGTGGGTCCCTATAATAAACTGAACCTTCAAGAGTTTACACCTATATCTAAGTACACAAGTAAATTCGGTACAGTTATAATAGACTTTGATGGATTACTCGATATAGCAAGTAACTTTGGCGCATTTAATACTCGAACTCTTAGTCGTAGAACTAGTTTTACGGGTAGAGAAAAAGCACCCCGAAGAGATTTTTTAATTTAGGAAAATATAAATGTTCGACCCAAAATTATACGCAAATATATGGCAGTTTATTGGGCGTTCGTTGAGCGGTGTTTACCCAGTGTATAGCGGTCGAGTATACTATCAAGCCGCCCCGATTAATACAGAATTTCCAATTCTAGTGTATCAACCGCTTGTCAATCAATCCTACGCAAACCTTATGCTTAATGATAGTTACTGGGAGGGAATGATAACCTTTCGTTCTATCGGGACAAGTTTTCAAGAAGCTCAACAAAAACTCACGCAAGTGGTAAACGCACTTTCCACCGTACAAACAATAACTGTTAGCGGAGTAGATGTTCCACACACAGTTAAATACTGTGTTTCTGAAGTACCAAGTTTTCCAGTAGAGCGGCTAAGTGAAGGATATGTTTACACAGCGGCTGTTACGATGGAATCTTACATATTCCCAAATGATTACTAGGAGAATCACAAACAATGACAATTATCAAAGGTCTAGACGGTTGGCTTAAAATTAAGACGAGCGCAACTGGTTACGAAAATGCTCGATTTGTTTCTCAGTGGCAAGCAACTCTTAATGCCACGTCGGTAGACGCTGGACCATTTCTTAACGATGACGGTAAGATTTACTCTTTCACCACGTCAAAGAGAATCACAGGTTCATTTGATGTTACACTACCAACAAACCGCACAGAAGTTCACACAGCACTAATTAATGCGGCAAACAGTGGTATTGAGGTAGGTCTGAGACTTATTTCAAAAGGTGGTTACACTTGGGATGTTCCGAGTGGTATTCTAGGCAGTTACAATATTACAAATGCTGCCGGGGGAGCCGTTACAATGTCATTTAATTTCACTGATAACGGTGGTTTTACGGTGTATAACTCAACAACAACCAACTCTAATACAGAGAACCCGTAACTCATATTATAAAACCCCCCAATATTTTTGGGGGGTTAAAATTTTTTTAAGGAGAGCTTATGATTGACTTTGCAGTCGGTTCAGGTGATTACTATGATGACGTAGGGGAGTTTTTGCGAGATGACCCCACAATTGAGACTGACATTACTATTATCGGTATGAGTAAAAGATTGAGAATTCGTGCCCTATCTTTTGCACAGATGGAAAGAGTGAATAAACTCGCCACTAATTCAGAGGGCACTATTGATAATACTGAATTTGTTTTACATACAATTGTAGAAGGAGTCGTGCGCCCTAAGATGAACTACGCCCAAGTTCAATCACTTGTAAATGCACACGGAGAAACGGTGAAAACACTTGCAGAAAACATTTGGCAAATTGGAAAAATTTCAAAAGGAACTTTCCAGCAATATATCCAGTCAGTACAAGAGCTTAAAACCGTATCGGATGCTGAAAAACAATAATGGTATTCATTTAACGGTTTCATACGCAAAATACGTTTTTGATGAAGTCTGCTCTTGGATAGCTTTTTTTACTGAAGACGATAAAGTAAATACTCTTCACGCAAAAAGAATTGGTAAACTAAACACACTTGATATAGACGTATTACTATCGGTTACAACCCGAGTAAATCAATATAACACAAATCGTAAAAAACGAGAACTTGAACAGCAAGAGCAGAAGGAAATACAGGAAGAGGAGATGCTGGTTCAGTCATTGTTAACGGAGAAATAAAATGGCTGGTATAAATATACCCATATCATTTACTACTGCTGGTGCAGAGGATGTTTTAAGAGCAATTTCTTCAATAGAAACGAAGTTAAAATCATTGTCTGTACCCTCCTCATCAAAATTATTTGGTGGCGGTATTGACAAGGCATTTCCTGCGGCAACAACAATTACCGGTGGTATACTTGATGCAAGCGGACAAACGGGTGAAAAAAGAAAACAACTCTTTGATATACTTAGTGCGTCCAGTACAAGAACACTGAGCACTGGTGAACTCTCTCAAGTTGAAACCCTATTAAAAACGCTCTCTGGAAAACTTAGTGCTACCCAGAAAAAATTCCTTGAAGAGGTTATACAAAATCAAAAGAGCACTATAAATTCTTTTGTAAGAGCCGCAGAAGCCGGTGGTTTTTCAGTTTTAGAAGGAAAAGATGGTAAGCGTAAACTAAACTTTGAAAATTTAAAAAAGGCTATTTTAGCAAATATACAAAGTTTACGTGAGGCGTATGTATTAAGTGAAAAAGACATCGCTGAAATAGACGCACTCATCTCAAAAAATGACACCGCCGGTATTATAGGATTACTCGAGAAAGTACGAAGTTCTGACCGTATAACTGAACGACTTAAAAATGACCCAAAGTCAGGTCAAGACCCTCAGTTTAATCAAGACATAGCCAATTTCAAAGCAAAACTTACCCCTCAATCACGTAAGGCTTTTCAAAAGGCACTTGACGAGATAATAGACGCTTTTCTTGCAGAGGCTATTAAAGCAGCTAAAGAAACAAAAGCAGACCCAGCTACTAAACCTAAAAGAAGCGAACGCAAGAAAGTAGCAAAAGAAGTACCGGTAGCTGAAGAAGAAACGCCGGTAGTAACACCACCAGAACCCAAACGCCGTCCAAAAAGAATAGACTCTTCTACTTCTGGAGTAAGATACGGTAGGTTTGATACTTCAGGAATGGGTGGTGGTGGTAGTGGTGGTGGTATTGTTCCACCCACAGGTGGTGGTGGTTACAATTTTGACGGCGGCGAGATTGAAGATTATTTTGACCGTGTTCGAAGACGCTTCGGAAGAATCACAGCCAGTTTTCAAGCCGCTAATGCAGTAGCAAGAGATAGCCTTCGCACAATTACACCCGAATCAGTTGAGGAGTTCTTAACTGTTTTTCGAAAAAACCTTGTACAATTTCGTCAGGGAACTGAGCAAATTCTTGTTGAGGAAGGACCACTTCGGGACTTAGACCCCGAAGTAAGTCGTCGTTTATCCGAAAGAATTGTGGGTGTGGCAACCTCAGCAGAGTTTGGTAATCTTAGTCAAGAACAACAGGCTCAAAGAGCAAGAGTACTGGGAAGAGAGTCACTTGACGAATTCTTTCCTGATTTGGACTCTGAAACTGCTGAACGTGCACTTAGGGTCTTTAGTCAACAAGTTCTAGCAACGACAAAAGAGTTTAAGGTTGTTACAGAAACTATTGACAATATTAATGCTGAACTTTCAAGAACTGCAAGGATTGAGGCGGAGGAGTTAATTCAACAAGGTCGTGCTACAGGAGACCAACGATATTTTGAAGAAGCCCGCCGCCGTAACCGTCAGAGAAGAGTTCTTTTTGTTGGTAAAGACTTAGAAGTACAATCTAAAGCCGAAGAAGACTTAACAGATGAGGAACGCGCTTCTCTACCATCTAAAGTAAACTACGATATTGAGTCAAATAAAAGAACAGTAAATCGTGGTATTCTACAAGCGATGGGCAGACCAAGGGGTATTTTTGAACAGGTAGCTACGTTAGGTGGGCGAGTTGCGGCTATTTTCTCGTTAGTACAGTTTACAATTGGTAACGCAGTGATGCAGTTACAGCAGTTCACTGAACAAGCAAATCAACTCGAACGTGTTTCAGCAACAGTTGGAGCTTTAGCAGGAAATTTTGAAAGTTTTTCTGGTGCATTGGACTTAGCGGCTACACAGCAACGTAAGTTTGGTGGTACTCTAGAAGAAAACCTACAAGGTCTTACGTCGCTTATACCTGTGTCAAAGCGGTACAACGCAGACTTAGAACAGTTAGATAATATTGCACGCAGACTCGCTATTGTTGACCCATTACAGGGATTTAGCGGGGCGGCAATTGCTCTTAAAGAATTCTTTTCAGGTGACATTACATCCCTATCCCGTAGATTTGAAATTGACCGTGCCACACTTAATAGCATTAAAGAAGCCGGCGATAAAACAGCGCAGTTACAGAAACTAGACGAAGTTCTTAATAAACTTGGTATTTCCAATGAAGTGCTAAATGCAAGAACACAAACAACTGCCGCAGTTTTTGATAGATTAGGTGGAACAACATCTAACCTAAGTGCATCTTTTGGCTTCTTAATTCAAGAGGCAATTGCCCCGAGTGCAGGAGCACTAGACCGCTGGCTTGGTCAATGGTCATACTTGACTGCTCAGATAGTAGAAGACAAAGCACTTCTTTTAGAAGTTTCTAAGGGATTTGCTGAAATAAACAAAATAGTCCGTGAGTACCTAAATCTCCCCGTTGGTGACCGCACTGTAAAGCAACTAGAGGAAATTCAAATTGCTCAGAATGAAGTTATACGAAAGTATAACGAGGCAAGAGATACCCAAGTTAAGTTTATTAAAGATGCAGAAACCGCCCTCCAGCTAGCACGAATAGCCGCCGAAGGTGGACCAAACAACATTTTAGCAGACTTAGCAAATGTTTATAGCGAGGATGAAGTCTTTGGATTAGTTGGGATGGATGACCGCCAGTTCCGCACAATGGTTTTACAAGCCGAGGCTTTGACATCCTTAAGAGATGAACTGATTGGCTGGTTAAATACTCCTTGGGGTTTACAAGGGGCTATTATTAATGAAAATTTTAGTCCGGAACAAAGTGCCTTACTTGTAGAAATACTTGACCAGCTGGTAACCAAAAGAAATGACCTGAGTGAGGCTGACCGTGAAACATTATTTGCAGACGTTACTCAAGCTACTGAAGACTTAGTTAATCTGAATCTAACCGCAAAAGAGTATCTAGACGTTTTAATAAAAATTAGAGATACAAACTACGAGATAGAACAGAATAAGCCCCGAGCGGACCCTGAATACATTGGTGGTGGTGGTGGTAATTCAGACGATGCTGGGTACGGAAAAAGTGCTACTTTACGAAGTAGAATTGGTTCCGAAATTAAGGCAGTTAACGATGCAATAAGAGAACAACGCAGGTTACTAGAAGACTTAGAAGACGACGGTGGCGAAATGTCACCAGAACTCAAAGCGTTGATGGACAATCTTGATGCTCTTAATGTAAAAGTTGGAGATTACACAAGTAGCCTTGAACTAGCAAAAAAGACTGTTGAAGGAATTAACGAATTAACAGCAAAACAAACTCAAGCGCAATTAGAGCAGTTTGCAATAGCTCAGGGTTTAGGTTCTGAGTACTCCGCACAGGCTACCGCTAAGATGGACGAATTTAAACAAACCTCAGAATATTTAAAGTCTGAAGAATTTGAAAGATTTGCCCTTCTTGCTCGTGTGAGAGAAGCACTCAAACTACAGCAAGGTCTTGCATTTGAGCAGAATAAGTCTGTAAGTGCTATTACACTGATGAAAAATAATATGCTTGGGTATAATATTACTTTTAAAGAAGCCGTAGAGTTAGCAAAAGACTTTCAAAATTCCCTCAGAAGTCTTGCTACAGGAACTTTATTAAGTAAATTATCCCTAGAAGACCAATTAACCTACCAAACAAATCGCTTATCCCTAACAGGTCCAAATGCACCACAGAATCAAGGTGACCTTTTTGACGCACTAAATAGTTCTTTAAACTTGTATTTCCAAAAAACAAATGAAGGACAGAAAAACACCGGAAATAGACTCGTTGATATTGCTAAGGACGATGCTGCTCGTCGTCAAGAAATTACCGAGCAGTACAATGAAGATTTGCTTGATATGCAGGAAGACTATGAGAAGAGAAAACTAGAGTTACTTAAAAATAGTGAGATAGAAAAGCGTCAAGGTAAAGTAGACTTTTATGATACCTTGTTTAATGCAGATAGTTTAACTCCACAACAGATGCAAGAAGCATCAGCAAAGTACGAACAACTCTTCACAGAAGTCAGTGACTTACGCAATAAAGGTGAGTTTGAAAAAGCAACTGCCCTACTAGAGGCTGGTACATCCCAGATTGTTAACGAAATTAACTATCAACAGGAAGTAGCAGAAAACCAAAACAAAATAAAAGAAGCTGACGCAGATATTGCAGAACTTCGAAGAGAATACAACGAGGCAGATTCCTCAGAAGAACGCCGCTCAATACTACAAAAAATTGAGAAAATAACAAAAGATAAAGAAATTGCAGAAAATCGCATAAAGCAGATTAATGAAATTCGCACCCTTCAGATTGATGCAGACAATGAGCGGGTTACGCAAGCACGGAAAAATGAAGATACAATTACAAGTGACTACCTGAAATCTGTAGATGAGAGAAAACAAGCGTATCTTGATGCACTTGCAGAACAGGACGCCGCCTATAAAAAATCTGTTGATGAGGCAAAATCTCAATTTGACGACATAGGTAGAAAATCACTTGTCACACTCACGTTTATTCAAGGTATTTTAAAGTATGCGGACGAAATTCCAAAACTTTTTGAGGCGGCTACTAATGGTACAGCGATGGGTCAGGATTACTTACTAAAGACTATCGACTATCGTAAGCAAGTACTACTAGACCAAACCCCTGTTGAACTAAGACCATTTCTTGATAAATTTTTTACAAGTGTTGAGCGATTAGAGCCGGGCTTTGGTCAACAATTAGGTGTTTTGGGGAAGACACTAGAATTGGACAAAACACTACTAGACACTAATCTTAAGCTGTCACTGTTAAATCAGACACTTACAAGGACAAATGAGATATTCTCCACAATGCCCCTATTTCTACAGAGAGGTAACACGTAAATGGCAGTAATTCAAATTAGCGGTTATCTACCAGATAATACAACAGCGTTTAGTTACGAAATACGCCCGAATGAAATTCAGGAAAGTATAAGAAATTATACTGAAGACATTCAGGCTTTGGACGGTACCTTTCATAGATTTCATCGTAATTACAAGCGTCAGTTTAAACTTGTGTTTAACAATGTTCAGTCTGGTACAGCAAATACTCTTCGCACGATATTTATGACACCAATTCAGATGAGTTTTCAAAACATAGACGGGGTAAAATTTACCGTATTTACAGAGGCTGGTTCTTTCTCAGCTAACTTAAACGGCGGTTCTGTTGCCCTAAAAAAAGACACGAATAATGAGAGGATTAAACTCTACAATGTGGGATTAAATTTGGTGGAAAAATGAGTACAATACAACAAAAACTTTATATTATTAATAATGGTACTCAGATTGAGATACCAGACTCCTACATTATCTCATTAGATGGTGGCTACAATACTAGTTTTGAAGACACTAATCAGTTTACTCTTGGATTAGCCGCACCCACAACATCCAGAGTGAAACTAGTAAAACCAACGTCAGGGCAGTTTCCTGCCCTGACACAAATACTAGAAAGAGATTATAACTGGCGTATGTTACGGATTAAAATAACGTCGTCTATAGATGGTGGGGTGTTTACTACTACATTTGATGGACTTTTTTTTGAGAGGAGTGAGGACACTGCTACGGTATCATTTATCTGTCGTGGTCCTCTAGACCTCATAAACATCATTAAAATACAGACGCCATTACTGAGAAATCGGAAAGTAGCCACGTCGATTACAGACGTACCGAATGGGGCTACTAATCCGCAGATAGATAACTTACTAAATCAACAAAACCCAACAATTGCAAGTGGTTCATCTGTGGGTATAATAAATAGTATTCTCTGGTTAGCCGGTGGTAGACCACACAAATACGCCTCGCTATATACAGAACAATATACTACAGTGTCAAGTCAATTCCCTAAGTTTTACTTTGATTGTGAAAATTCAATAGTAAATCCCGAATGGATTTGGTTTAACTACGAGAATCTTTACAGCGACCTTTCTCAATTATGTAAATCTTCAGGTGGTGTATTAAAACAAGACACCGACGGGGTAGTTCGCTACTCAAATGTGTACTCCTTCCGAAAAGCATGGAGTGGTTTTACACTTACTGATAGTAATGCCACCAGTTTTACTTTAGGCGAGTCTGGTACTGAACCGTACTCGAAAGTAATTGTAACATTTACTCCCCGCTTTCTTTCCGGAAGTAAAGAAATCTATAAACAGAATTTTTCTGAATTTATACAGGCAGGTCAGTCAGTTGAGAGAGAAATTCAGTTTAGTCAACCTGTTTTTTCTTTGTTAAACAAAACAGTTTCTGGGCAACTTTCAGACAGCATAGTCAATAACTCCTTTAATTCGGTAAAAGACTTTATTTCTGCGCTAGATGTTAAAGGTACAAAAAGGGTAGTTTACGCACGGGTACAACCGTATAGTGGACTATATATTGATAAGTATATAGCGACAAGCGGTATCGGTAACTTTGTAAAAGCACAAAATACAAATGCGGTACCAAGTCAATCTATTAATTTGTATGTGGTAAACTCGGGATTAGCAGACTCTCCCACACTCTTTGTCGCCGATGTAACTTTATTTGGGAGAACGTTAGAGGCTTCAAAAACAGAAAACTATATTGACACGATAAATCAGTACCCGTCAATATCTGGATTTAAGCAGTTAACAATTCCGGACAATCCGTACATCCAGACAAAAAACGATGCAAAGCGTGTAGTGGATTTAACAAAGTATCTTTTAGAAAATCCAAGGCAAAAAATAACGGCTAACGACGTACCATACACAAGTGGAGTTTCTTTAGGTGACACCATATATGTAGACAGTGTCTCAACCACCGTGTCTGGTTATTTTAAGGTAACTAGTCTAAACTACACTCGTAATGGAGCCGCTATGAATTTAGGACTAGTTTCTGTTTCAGGATTGTATCAATCTTCAGATTTTTTCACTATTGGTACAGCCTATAATGATAGTGACACAAAACGCTTGTCATTTTAAGAGGTTTAGATGCAATTTACGTTTGATTATCCCTCAAGATTCGAGGATGGACAGGCACTATCTGCCTACGATATTAATAAGTACAGACAAAACAACGCACTTATCCGCAAGTTACTGTATAGTCCGCAACAACTTCCTATGGATTCTAATATATACTCACCTAAGTCAGTTCCTTTGCGTAGCTTATCTCTAGTTAAATCGCAGGAAACTCTTTGGATTGGTTCTTTCATGTATCGTACCGGTATGAAAAAAGCATACCTCGGTATGAGTATTTCTTTAGAAAACGCAATCACAATTAACTCAGATATAAGTGTTAGTGCGAACACGGAATTATTCAACACAATGGGTCTAGGAATAATACTAAAGTACACTAATCTTACATATAAGCAAATACTTGCTAAAGGTGCTTCTCACTTCGGCTACTTCGATGCAGTTAATATACGCACGGCAATCGATACAGGAACTCCAATCTCAAACGGAAAAGGTATCGACTTTTTTGTAAAGAACGGGAGGGCATCTGCAAATGTAACCCCTAGTGGAACAGCGTGGCAAACGTTAGACCCCTCAAAAAGAATTACAACTATTGAGGTTGACCTCGAGGGCTATTCACGCGTTTTTCAAGACGGTGAGATTGTTCCTGTAAGTATTTTATTACTTGCCAGCACTAGTAATACTGATGCGGTGTTTTCTCAATCAACCCCCGCAAATTTTCCAGATAGTGTATTAGTATATCCTTATGTTAAGCATACTATGTTTTATGCGGAGACTGATGGAGACCTGTCGTACAGTAAAAACTGGAGTGAAATACCCGCAGTAGTTACTTCTGGAACCTCAGTACTTTCGAAAAACAATCTAAATGCACTAAGTGATAAACAAACATACATAATTGAGCGTCTAAGTAATCGTCCCGGAATACTAACAGGCTCTGTAATGTATTATGGTACCTATGCAGGTACAATGGCACAGCGGTACATAAGCTATGACTTTGATAATCTGGATGAGTATTTTACGAAGAGTACCAATGTAGCTGAGGCTGGTACATCTCAGTCACAGGTAGCAAGAGCAACAACAACAAACGCAGAAACTACTCTGGCAACTTTTGCGTGGAATCCATATTTAGATTATTACAATCAAATACTAGTTGACTACAAATTCTACGGTAATACCGACACAAAGCAGTTCATGATAGTTGAAATACCCAGTGCCCCGGTCGCCCAACCCCATTTACGTCAAACTGACGGCGATAATGGTTCTGGCGGTAAAATACTGGCTGGTAATCTATTTGGCGGTGCTAAATATGTCAAAAGTCCCGAAGCCGCAACCCTTGCAGATGTTTCTTGGTCTTACCCAGCGACCGCCGTAAAAAATATATACGACGCTATCTACACAACTAGTTCTATCAGCAATCCTCTTTACAAAATATATCCATTTCAAGTAAGAATACCAAGCCCTTCTACGCCGGTGTTTAAACTTGAAGACGATGAGTATAAATATGATTCCTATTTTCGTAAGGGATTCTATCAGGACACTACCGCAATTACATTCACTTCTGGAGAGACTTCAGGCTCCTACCGAAAGTGGAAACTTCCAAAGGCGTTTGATGAAACAACCTCAGGTACATTTACTTCTCAAATAGGGTTTATTGCAGAAATTTCTGGTAATCTACTTCCATTTCCTCTTTCAGAATCGTATGAATACCAGAGAGTTGCGAACTACAATAACTCTGAATGGTCTTGGGTCGCACCCGTAAGTGGTACTGCTGGCTACCGCCCAATATACATAAATCTGTACGACCATAGTTTTAATAAAATTGCTAAGAAGGCAAATTACATTTCTTTTATGCACCTAATCAGTGCCTCTGCATTTAATTCGGTTAATCTTGTCTATTCAGTTGACTCGGAGTTAGATGGTAATTCACTTACAACATACTCAGGTCTAAGAACAACTATATCCGGAATTAATAGTGACTTAGACACATTTTATACAAATTTATTCCAGAGTAATCCACATTTTTCTCGATATCAGATGTTCTGGGGAGCACCTCAAAGTTTTGTGAATAGTCAAAATATTATTCAGGAATACACTAAGAAATTTTTTATGTTTACTCAATCAAGAAAAGGTGACATACTTATTGTACGTGGGAGAAATGTTAATTTAAATTACGGCTCATTGAATCAAATAACTCGTTCTGGTGACCCAGCAGGTTCATTTATCTCTCCCAATGACGTTGATGTTTCTTTTGAGAAAACACAAAATTTAATTAGTAGCGATACAGAACAAACAATTATCTATAACTTAAGTAACGCCGATGGACTTGCTTACGGACAGCAATATTATCTTACAGGTGACATTATTTATGCCGCCGAGTTTTTTGAGGAGCCATCATGACCGACATAAAAAATAAACCACTTTCAGTGATAGATGCCGCTCTTGATAAAGAGGCTTCATACCCACCAACTAATAAATCTATTTTTAATCCGTACACTGGTGGTATAATTAAAATAGACTCTGTTGACTCTATAGCCTCCTCATTCAGTATTTTTACGGGGAAAACATTTACCCCATCAACAGTACTACTTAAAGATAATGTTACACTGCGTTTAGGCATCCCTACTTTTATCGTGCGCTTAAAGAAAGTAAATACTCTTTACTATAAATTTCGAATTTTTTTCAGTTTGTCGCCTACTGACTTTTATGGTACTCTCGGTAACTCTAGTAAAGAAACATACTGCGATGTGAATTTGTTTACTGACATCACTGGTACTAACGTACTCCCTTCACTAGGTTATGTAGCCCAGACAGAAGTAAGCAACGCAAAAGTATTAACGAGTTTACTTAGTCTGTATACTATTGACGAAATTATTAGTAAAATCGACACCATAAAAAATAATACGTACACAACACTTAATGATAAGGTAGCGGCTATATATGCAAACTTAGATTTTCTTCAAATATATGCACAAATATCGCCTTTAACAATTAATCCAAATCCAGCGGGAGTTGATGCTGATTACCATAACTCTTACCGAGAGCCTACATTATTAGCCGCCCAGTTTACTCTTATTGAGTCTGGTTTATCCATGCCATCATTACCAACATTGTCCGCAAATAAACTTAAGTTTTCTTTAAAGACAAAAAACATAAAGTCAGTGAAACTTAAGATAAGCCTAGGAAATTCCACAGGAACATCCGCAACATTTTTAGACTCGGTAACGAGAGTAATTAAACTTGACTTAAATAGTCCATATGTTACATTGACTACAAGTAATGACGGTTTTAATTTAGCATCGGTAGTATACCCACTTGAGAACCTAAGCACTGCCGAACTCGACGGCGGTATTCTTTTTGATGTAAATAAACTCACCACAGCGTTTAACTACCAACTTGATGGGTTACCAGTAGATTCTTTTAATACTAATCTACTTCAACTCAAAAATGTAATTGTAGAATTTGAGAGTGCTGACTCTGCAAATGGTGTTGTGCTAACAAATTTAGCCCCGTACTTCAGTGGCGTGGTAAAGTACGTATTGTCTATGTCGGCGTTAAATGCGGTAAACTCTATAGGAAAACCAGCAATTATTGCTCAGCGAAAGTCTAATTTTATTTATGTTTCAAATAGTAGTGTAACCCAATCTACACGAGGTGCGGCTTCGTTAAAAATAAACGTAAACAGTAGCACGCAACTAAAAGATTTTCTCGGTTTTTTAGTCGTGTTAAAAAACGCCGCAGGTACTTTAGTATACTCTAAGATATTTACCGTAAGTGAGATGGTGTCAACAAACAAAACTCAGACAAATTTTTCATTGTCTATGCCAATAGACACGGCAGTAAACTATGTAGGTAATGTTTCCATCTACTCACTGGGTACTATATTTTCAACATCCACCGAATACTTTGCTGGTCTGCCGAAGATAACACTTAGTACACTCATTACAAAAGGAAATATTGTTTACAATACCAAAAAAAACTTCCTTAGTTTTAAAGGTCTCGCAACAGCACTTCCATTTGAAGGATTAGTTCGTATGCGGGTAACATACCCACCACGAGAAAAATCAACTATTAAAACACCGGTAGAGCGTGATTTTAGTATTCTACCGTCGTTAGCATTTCAGTACCCAACTGGACTAGAAGGAACTACTTGGAGTAATGTACTTGTTTACCCAACAGTAACGTTTGCATTTACAATACCCTCGGTAAATTACTCGAGTTCATTTATCAACACAAACAATTTAGGGAGTATAACATGGACATAGACCCAGATATTTATGTACCGAGTGAATCGCCTGAGAGAGAGTTTATTTATAACAACGAGACTCAGGAACTTATTTATCAAGTTCCGCTTGCCTTCACTCGGTACAATATAAAAAGAAACGCCGATGAACTCTACAACGATGACTCATCACAGTATTTTACATATAGTGGTAGTTGGAATGTTACTACTGTTTCGAGAGAAAAAGATAATAGATATAAGAATATTAGCTTAAAAGCGTACTCTGGTGATTCTTTTAAGTTTTATTTAAACGTAGGCGCAGTAATTACTGAGTCTGGATTCTACCTAAGCGGTCCAGTAACTACTTCAGGAGTTTATAAAACTTTCACAGCGTATTCTGGAGAAAATGATGCAGTTACTAATGCAGTTACATTTACTGCCCCGACAGATAACACAAGTGTGTACACAATGCCGTCGGTTGAAAACCTACGCTATATGCGCTTGTATCACTCCCCAATAACTGCGAGTGGTACATACCGTATCTATCAGTTTCTTCCACGCACGCTTATCCAAGTAGATGATTTAGAGGCGGACGTAATTGACACAGTTACACTACGAGTATCTGATAGCATTGTTATCGGACCAAATCTTATTGAAGATAAGTCTATCCTTGGTCGTAAGATTGCTGACGGTACCGTATCAGGTGTGTTAATTACAGATGGTACAGTAACCGGAAGTAAGATTGTTGCAAACACAATCTCGGGCGCACTCATTACTGCGGGTACAATTACAGGAGATAAAATAACCGCCTCAACTATATCCGGCAGTCTTATAGCGGCGAACACAATTACCGCCAATAAACTGTCAGTAAGTCAATTAGATGCCGTTGCAGGTAATATGGGTACTCTTGTAGTTAACAGCGGGATAACTGTCTCCGCAAGCGGATATATATCTGCCGGTAAAACAACAATTAATGCAAGCGGTATTACTATCGGCAATCTCTCTTCTACAAATGACGTTGTAGACTCATTAAAAATTATTGGTTCAGGTACTGTTGGGGACATAGTAGGTATTGCATTCTTCAACGGTGCTCAAAGCCCTACGATACCAGTAGCATCCTTGCGGTTAGACGGTGTAAACACTCTTGAAATTGCAAACGAAGTTTCGAGTAATAACGCCTCGATTCACATGAATTTCAATGAAAACTACACCGGTGCGTTTCGTGTAATTAACGGAGACATTGACATATCAAGGACACCGAGCAGTCCTTCCGACATCGCTCCGGGTGCAGTACGTGGTTACGATTCAGATGGCACTAACCTGTACGAACTGAGTGCCGATGGGATATATTTAATGTCTACGGCTGGTGCATCTGTATTTAGTGTCGCTACAAGCACTGGGGCGGTCACGGTTACGGGGGACGTAGCCGTTAACACAAACAAAGTAAGTATCACAGCGTCAAATGGAAATACCAATATTCGTGGTAATGTAACAGTAAGTGGGAGTATCTCGCATAGGGACGCAGGAATTTTATCAAGGTCTGCGGGGCAGACTGTCAATGCTGGTACTTCTGCAAGAGTGCAACTAAACGTTGCTGGTACCGGCAATATTTTAGGGAACGCAACAACATACGAAGTTACTGTTACTAATGCCGGTCTTTACATTGTAAACGCCGCCGTGACTTCTACTACCACTAACTTACCATGGAATGTGCGCCAAAACGCCACCAGCTTTACAACGGGTACGCAAATGTTACCCGGTCTTACATTTAGCGACGGGCGGTCACTTAATACAACTATATTTTATTTAAGTGCTAATGATACTGTAGGGCTTTTTGTAAATAATACTGGCGGTAGTTCTGCTAGCGTAACTGGTGCCTTAAGAGTAGTGAGGTTAACATGAGAGTTATTGAAATTTTCCCTGTGGTACGCTGGATTGAGATTGATTCTACGGGAGTAGAGCGTATTGAACCCCATGAACAGTGGGCTTTGGACGTAATTAGAAAAGAGCGGAACCGACTTCTTAGTGAGTCAGACTGGAGAGTTCTACCAGACTCCCCAATAACTAATAAAAATGAATGGTATGCGTATCGACAAGCCCTTCGTGATTTTCCTGAATTAGTTCTACAGAACAAATTTAATGAAGTCCAGTGGGCAACACCACCGAGTTGACAAAAACAAAAAACAGAGGTATAATACAGTATAATGATAACAACAGCTACTAACATGGACTACTTTATTGATTCGGTTCGCCTGAGGCTTGGTGACTTTGATGGCACAGCGTACTCAGACGCATTAATACGCACCGCAATTATCAGCGCAGTAAAGTTTCTCCAAAAACAGTGGAGAAGTAAATATCAGGTTGTCGCATCCGGAACATACGTAGTTAATCATGATGCACCGCCCGGATTTACTTATGCCTCAACAGTGAATGGATTTGCTTTTATTCCATCGGGGTTAAACGTCAACGATGTTTTCCGTAACCCTTATATTGAATTTACGCAACCCGAGCCACCGCTTATCGAGCAAAATGATGAAGACGCAATTGTTCTTGCCACGGCGTACATTGTACATCTTGCAAAACTAACAAACTCGTCTTCGGCGTTTGTTTCGTGGAGCACAGAGGATATTCGTTTTACGAACACCACAGCGGCTAACACTATGAAATCAGTGCTGGACACATTCCAAAAAGAATTGGACACAATGTTTAAGACAAGAATTGCCATGCCTATTGTAAGTCGCCAGCCACTAAATATTATTACGGGTACAAAAGTGTACTAAAAGGAGAATGTATGTCAAGGAAAGTACAAAAAATGTTGTATGTGGGGGATTTTCCAGTTCCAACTGGGTTCGGGGTAGTTTCTAAAAATCTGGTTTCTCATTTTAAAAAGCATTATGATATGCACATTATTGGAATCAACTATTACGGAGACTACGACCCAGAAATTGAAGGTCTAAAAGTATATCCCGCATCGGCTGGTAACGGTGATGTCTTTGGTGTAGACAAGTTTTTTCAAATTCTTCAGCAGGTTCGTCCAGATGTTTGTTTTATTCTAAACGACGTGTGGATTGGTATGGAGTATGGTGCTAAAATCAAAGAATTCAAAACCGATAATCCAGAAGCAAAAACAATGTTTGTACTCTATACACCTATTGATGCAGAGAATATTAAACCAATGTTTGTTGAGGGCATTTCCCCGTATGATAAAGTTATAACATACACAAACTTTGGTAAAACTCAGTTAGAATTAGGTGGGTACAAAGGTAAAATTGATGTAGTTCCGCATGGTGTAGACACCAGTGTTTTTAAACCAATGGATAAAAAAGAAGTTCGCAAAGCGATGAACATTGGTGTTGACGATTATATCGTGCTTAATGTAAGTAGAAATCAGCCCCGAAAAAAACTAGACTTGTTCTTTTTTATTTTCTCTGAGTGGGTGAAACGGTATAATCTACCTCCTAATGTACGTTGTTATTATCACGGCGCACTTCGGGACGTAGGTATTGATATTATGCAGTGGGTTGAGTATCTTGGAATTCAAGATAGATTGGTAATTTCAAACCCAAATCTCACAGCAAATCGAGGTCTTTCTGAACAAAGCATGAACATGGTATACAACAGTGCCGATGTATTTTTTACAACAACAGCGGCTGAGGGTTGGGGGTTACCAATTGCGGAGGCTATGTCTACTGGAGTTCCCGCAATTCTACCGAATCACTCTGCTCTTCCGGAGTGGACAGCGGGTAAAGCTCAGTTTGTCCCAGTGTACCCATTTCCTAGTTTAGCTGACAGGGGTCTTAATACTATTCATCACATTATTAACGTGGACGAAGCGGTTAAGTCACTTCAGTTTATGTACGCAAACGAGGAAGCAAGAAAAAATCTAGGTCGTGATTCCTACAAACACATGACTCGTGGAGAGTTTAATTGGAAAAATATAGCGGCTAGGTTTATGGAGATTTTCAAGAATGGTTGATTACGAAGGTATAACTAAGAAGTATGCAAGACGGCTCTTGACAAAGTTGGAAGAACTTGGTATACTTAATAGTGTTGTACGGAAATATATTCTGGATGAGTTAAATAACCTTGCCCGTGAATTATCCGCAAACAATAAATCTAATTAATTAATGTAGAGGAGTATGTAATCGTATGGGATTTGGTAAAATGTTGAACAATGCTGTAAGTGGAGCATCTTCAGGTGGCTCAAGCAATCGTATGCCAAATGCGTTTTTGGATGTTCGTGAGGGTAAGCGAACTTTCCGATTTATCCCTGACCCAAGTAATCCGCAGGAACCCCTGCAAGGTGAGATTGTGCTCAGTCTCTGGATGCCAGTAAAGCGGGCAGAAGTCATGCAGGAACGGCGTGTATTCATTGATGACTCGATGCGTAAAATTATCCCTGATGGTTTGAAGGAAAAGATTAAGCGTCGTTTCTTCCTTAATGTTTACGACCGGACTCGGGTGGTCAAGTTGGATGATGGAACTATTGTGTACCCTAATTTGCAAAATGCGTACTTTCATAAAGATAGCGCAACCCAGCAAATGAAGCAACTTACTGGCGCACAACCAAAACCAAATAACACAGTAATGGTACTCGAGGGTAGTGTGAGTCTTCGGACGACTTCTTCCCGTGGTGGTTTGTTGAATGAGATTGACGACCTTAGTCGTACTATCTATAACGAGGATGGTACATCGCTTATTCCTATTACCAGTGTTGACATCGAGATGGTTACCCGTGGTACAGGATTGGCTACATCTCGTTCAGTACACCCCGGTATGAATCGAGAACCGTTTCCGGTAGACTCGGCTACTTTGCAGGTGTACGATTTGGCAAACTACACACGTCCCTACCCAGTAGATGCAATTAATGCACTACTCAGTGGTGTTGACTACAACGAAGTTATGAAGTCCTACAATATACCGATGATGCCTCAGTTAATTTCGGCGGGGACATCTGAATCTGACGATTCAATCTTTTGATTAGTGTGTTACAATTTAGTGGGGTGCCGAAAGGCACCCCATCTATTTTAGTTAGAAGGAGTGTTTGTGAGTTATAAGACTACTTGTCCTAAATGTGGTGGTAATGATTTCTACGTTACCCCAAACAATGGTCTCTCATACTGCTTTCACTGTGCATACTCAGAGAAAGATGGTAATAAGTCAAACGACGACCGCAAACTGGTTAATTCTATTGAGACTCTTCAAACATTTTACACAAGCATAACAGATTACTATCATTCTTGTGTGACAAGTAAGGTTCGTGTGTACTTAAATAGTCGTGGTTACGATGATAACATGATTAGTCACTTTAAACTAGGCTATATTCCAAATGAGGCAATTACACACATCAACCAAGACTTGCTTCGGGATAGTGGTTTGTACATTTATGACAGAGCAGTGCTTGGGGATAGAATAGCCTTTCCATACATTGTAGACGGTAAGGTAACCGATATCCGCGGGAGAACAATGGATAAAAACGACCCCACACGATACAAGTCGCCGTTAGGTTCAGCAACAAATCGTGGTGCAATATACCCATATAACTTCTCGGACTCGACAGAAGAACACATTGTGACCGAGGGCGAGATTAAAGCGGGTATTGCAAGTCAATTTGGATTTAAATGTGTCGCACTACCCGGTATTGCATCGTGGAGAATGATGACATCAACTTCTACCTTTAAGCAAACAATTGTGTTTGACTCTGCACGAGGTAAAGCGGGGCGTGAGCATACCTTACGAGCAATTGACAATATTTCTAAAAAATTGTATAATCCGTATGTAGCGATGCTCCCACTTGGGAAAGAAGATAAGATGGATATAGACACATTCATTATGACAAAAGGCACAGCCGAGTTTCGCACAATTATTAATAATGCCCTTCCGTATAGTGAGTGGGCAAAAATACAGAGGAGAGTAAATGTATACTGACACGATTGCAGAGTGGCGACTTCTTTCTAGTTTTATTGATAGCCCAGACTTTATTCACAGAGTCACTGAAGAAATTTTTACTGACGAGCGAAAAGACATTCTTAATGCTATGAAGCAAACGTACATTAAGTACGGTGAACTTACTTACGAGGGATTGCGGATTGCGTTAAACGGTGACATCCCACCACAGCTTACGAGTGGTGTGGTAGTTAATCAACAGGCAGTGGTAGATGAACTAGTGCTTATTGCTCGCCGTAGGCAGTTGAAGTCCGCTTCACTGGTACTTGATGAGCAGAGTAAGAAGTTTGCGCCTAGTGAAGTTGAAGTACAGCAAGCACTTACTTTCGAACCGCTCGCACCTACATCAGATACTACAATTATTCCGGGTGCCCAAAAGATGTTGGGAGACTTGTTTCAAAAGGTGCACGGTAAGTATCAGTTTGTTCACACCGGTATTAAATTTCTTGATACAATGATGGGCGGTGAATGGATGCCAAAAACACTTACTGTTATTATGGCAAAACCGGGGACTGGTAAAACAGCCCTTGTTGGTCAGTCAATGTATGAAATGGCTAGTAAGCACGGGATTCAGTCGTTACTCATTTCACTTGAAATGGCTAAAGAACAACTGGTACTACGCTGGGTTTCTTATATGTTAGAGATTGATTCTAGTAATCTACTAGTGGGTAGAATTACTCAGGAGCAGGGAAGAAAGGTAGAGGATGCTGTAGTTAGACTGCAACAACTTCCCTTGCGAGTCATTGATAACCCATCACTTCGTCTTGACCAGATTAAAAAGGAAATCAAAGATTTTGCTTATTCGGGTGGTAAGGTTGTTTTTCTGGACTATCTACAAATAGTGAACCACGTAAACACGGGTATTCGCAACTACGACCTCGGTGAAGTTGCACAGGCACTAAAAGAAAGCGCAAAAGAAAACGATATTGCTGTTGTAGCATTGTCACAAATGAACAAAGGTGGCGATGGGTTGGACTCAATCCGTGACTCAGGAGAAATTGCCCAGATTGCAGATTCTGTTCTTGAACTTTGCCCGATTGATGAATTTGTTGACGACACAGGAATGCGTGGTATATCCATTAAGTTCCATAAAAATCGTAATGGGAGGCTTGGGACGGCATCGGTTGCCTTTAATGGTGCGTTTCAAAAGTTTATTAGTTCATGAAAAAAGTAGTTCACACTCCAGTCCCAATTACAAGCCCTGCGAAGTTTAAGCAGATTGACAACCGAAGAAAAGAAATAAACAGACTGAATCGTCAGCGGGCAAAAGCCATGGAAAAGCGAGTAGCCCGCTATTTGGATGGTACACAAACACCGCAATCGGGGGCTGGCTCTGCAAAAGGAGACATCCTCATTGACTTCACAAACCGCCCCGGAAAATACATGATTGAGTGTAAATTAAGTTCAGTTCGTGTCAAGGGCGTGCCGATGATGCAGTTGTTAAAAAAATGGATTCCAAAAATGAACCGAGACGCAACGTCGATGAGGGCACAATTCCCAATCTTGGTTTTTCATTTTCACGATGTGTCTGGTGATTGGGTTGTCGTTGAGACCAGTAATTTACATAAGATTGGAGTATTTCCAGCGGTTATAGACCCCACTGAACCGAAAGTCGCCCACTATGATACTGTCGCTAAATCAGCAAAGGTATATTTGACACAAGCAAAATATGCAGAAGACCGCCCTTACTACGCTTTACTTTCTGTTGATTCTGTGTTATACTATTTCATGACGTTAGAATACTTCAAAGACATTATGAAGGAGATTTAAGGTGAGTAAGATTCCTGAGTCTGAAATGAGTTTATTGGTGTCTATGTTCGAGACCTGTATTGGATGTCCCGTGGTAGTTACTATATCAGATACTGAACGGGGTGACGTGGCGAAGTTTGAGGGAATCACACTTACTGCTGTCGTACCTCAGAAATCAACTGGTATGAAAAATGCACCTGACAAGAGAATTAAGGACGGTAAGGCATACACACCGCCAATGTTTGCACTTGTATTCGGAAACGACCGTCTAGTTTTCGTTAATGAAGACACGACCACCTGCGTTATCTACAACGGGGTGAGGCTTGTACTTGACAAAACTATAGTGAGTGTGGTAAAATTATAGTATGAACTATGAATTAATCACAACTACAGACCAATTACGCTTAGCGGTTTCAAGACTGCTATCATCCGAGATTGTCTACGTAGACACAGAAACTACCAGTCTTGACCCACATCAGGCAAAGTTACTTACAATTCAGATTCACGCAGAACCTGCTACAATCATTGTAGATTGTACAAAGTCGATTGATTTAACACCGCTAGGCAGTATCTGGGAGTCTCCAAACATCACTAAAGTTTTTCACAATGCCTCGTATGACCTTAAAATTATCTACAAATTTTTTGGCATATTAATACGAAACGTGTACGACACAATGGTTACCGAGCGCATGATTACTGCCGGCTATAGTAAGTTGCAGGGGCAGAGTTCTTTACAAGCGGTTGCAGAGCGACGGCTTAAGATAAAACTAGACAAAAGTATACGAGCAACCTTTACAGTAGGGGAATTTGTTGAGTTGTCACACGAGCAACTGGAGTACGCAATTAAAGACGTACTTGTGCTACCTGAAATACGTAATCAGCAGTTGCAGGATATTGCAGAGCATTCTTTGAGTGCTGTGCACAATCTAGAAATGCAGTTATGTCCTGTTGTAGCACTTATTGAGTACACAGGTATGCCGTTTGAGGCTAACCACTTACTCGAACTTGAGCCTAAGTTTGTACGTATCATTAAAGAAGCAGAGCGTGTATTTCAGGATATGTTTATTCACGCCGGGGTTTGTACGCAGATTGTATTTAGTAAAGAAGGTTACAGCGCATTTAATCCTGCGTCTACTCAACAAATGGTTGAGATGTTTAACGCCGTAGGTATTAATATACCCAGTCTGAACGCACGCATCGTAATGCAGTGGGACTTTAAAAACAGGAAGAAGGCAAAGAACTTTGACGTTGACTTCTCTGAATTAAGTGATGATGCAGATATTAGCGACGCAATTGAGAAGTTTGGTAGTTTTGAAAACAAGTACATTCAAGCCTATTCGTTCTTAAGTGCGGTGCGGAAGATTTATAACACGTATGTTAAGTCGTTACCAACAATGGAAAATCCAGTAACAGGGCGGATTCATTGTTCATTTAATCAGTACGGTACCGCAACTGGTCGATTTTCAAGTTCATCACCGAACTTACAGAATATCCCATCTGACCAGAAAATGAAAAACATTGGGGTTGATTCAAGTATTCGCCACTCCTTTAAGGTAAAAGAAGGGCGTAAACTGATTATTGCTGACTACTCAACTATCGAACTTGTCATTATTGCAGACGCTAGCGGTGACCGTGGTCTTATTGATAACATGGATGATTTACATACCTATGTTGCTCGGGAAGTTCTTGGTGTTGCAGACATTACAAATAAGAATAAAAAAGAACACCCGTACAAGATATGGCGGGATGTAGCGAAGATGGTAAACTACTCGATTGCCTATAATGTAGGCGGTGATAGTCTTGGTAAGCAGATGAGTATTTCGCTTTCTCCTTTGGGAATTAAGATAGACGCACAAAAAGCAGAGAGGATAATTGAGGACTGGAAGGGAAGGTTCCCTCAAGCCGCATCTTGGCTTAGAAATAGCGCACGCTCAGTTATTCTATACGGTTTTGTCGCTGATAGTTTTGGTAGAAAACGGTTCTGGGATAGAGACGAGTTTCATAACAAGTGGAAGCGTGCTTCCGCTGAACGAGAGGCTATGAATTTTCCCATTCAAGCATTATCAGCGACGATGGTTAAAATGGCTCTTATTAACACGTTTAACCGACTCGACCCCAAAAGGGCACGCATCGTTTCCACAGTTCACGATGAAATAATTGTGGAGAGTAGTGAACTATATGCACCAATTGCCAGTGAGATTTTAAAGGAAGAGATGGAGAAATCCGCACAGGCTGTACTACCAAACCTAGGTAACACAGTCATTGTAGAACCATCTATCTCGGATAAATACGATAAATAAGAGGAGACACATGGCTAAGAACGTTACATTTGAGGGATTGATGATGGGTACATTTAGTAAGGAACACACGTATTTCCCGTCGAGTATGCCATCAGTAAACAGAGCACTCGGGAATATGCAGGGTATTCAAGGTGGAAGTATTGTGCAATTACTTGCTGAACCGGGTCACGGTAAGACTACACTCGCCTTAGACTTTATTGCACAGGCACAAAAATCAGGAGTGCGTTCGATTACTATCAAAATGGGTAAAGTCGAGCAAGAGATTAATGCTGTTTTCGTAGACCTAGAACGCACATTCGACCCTGAATACGCCCAGCGTATAGGAGTAGACTTGAATAAACTCGCCGTGTATAAACCAGACTTCGCAGAAAAAGCACTACCAACTCTGGAGCACTTGCTCGAGCAAGGTTTGCAACTGATTGTATTTGATAGTGTACCAGCGATGATTACAAAGGATGAATTCGAAAAGGATGTTGACGAACCAGCCCGTATGGCAGGTAGCGCAAATATTCTTTCTCGTTGGCTTATCCGCTTGATTGGTCTGGTAGATAATTCGGACGCACTGTTTATTTTTATTAATCAGTACCGTGCAAATCTTAGTCCAATGGCACGGAGCGAAAAGAAACCGTTTGGTCCTAGAGCACTTCGGTACTTCTGTAAAATTATTTTGGAACTGGTTAAAATTAAAACAGAAGAAGACCGCTCGACAATTCAGTTAACGGTGAGTAAAAATAAACAAGCACCTGAAGGTATGAAAGTAGACTATCTTATGCTTAAAGGTAAGGGGTGCTCACAAGCACATGACATTTTCTACCTCGCTGTGGAAATGGGCATTGTAACAAAGAGCGGTTCTTGGTATGAGTACAAGGGACAAAAATCACAGGGAATTGACTCTGCAATAGGCGCATTCCCAATGGACGAAATAAAAGCCAAAGTAGAGCAGGAGTTAGAAAATGAACTTAGCCCACGATAATACCGAAGGACATCGTGCTGATGCGTGGATTGATAATGTACCAGATTATTATGACATGACAGAAGCATACAGAAACCTTGCTAATGCTAAAGCGGCAATAATTCGCGCCAAGCGTAATATTGAGCGTATTGAAGAGCAAATAGCAGTAGACGCAGACAGACCACGTTCCAACGAAACTCGTCAACGTCGCTTACAGGCTACACAGAAACTCAAGGACGAACTAGCTGAATTTGAGAGTGAACTCGCCTACGCCGAGTCAGCAGTAAAAATTCTTGAGTACAAAAAATCAATGTTTGCTTCAGTATCGTACACAACTAAGTTGCGGTTTGAATCAATCGGGAGAGAAATATGAGTAAGAACGAGTTTAGTGCTTCCCGAATTACAACCTATAAAACCTGTCCCCGGCTATACAAGTATCAATATATCGAGCGTATCGAGGAGCCTAAACACGTTTTAACCATTATGGGTAGCGCATTACACAAAGCAATTGAACTATACTACAAAAAGGGAATAAATGTTCAAGCGACGTTTAGTCGAGAATTTTATAATGGTGTGAGTTTTGCCGAAGGTAACTTGGGAGTTCGTGGTAAAGAGTCGCCTGTACAGGTATTTTTAATCGGTGAGGAAATTCTTAAAAATGTGGACTGGTCACTCAAGCCAATAGAAATTGAGAAATCTTTTTCACTTCCGTTTCCCTCAAAAGAAAACCCCGTATGTATCATGCGGGGTATCATAGACATGGTAGTAGACGGTGGTATTATCATAGACCATAAATCTACAAAGACAAAACCGACTAAGAAAAAACTATCTGAGAACTATCAGTTTGCTATTTATGCGTGGGCACACCGAGAAATTTATGGTGAATTACCTGTCAAAGTTTATTGGAATCATTTGCGAACTGGAGAATTAATTGAAGCAGATGTTCTTAAAAATTTAGACAAAACAATAAGCTTAATTGCCTCGGATATTTTGACAATTATTTCTGATACTGAATTTGAAAAAATTGAGCAAAACGGTTTTTGCAGAAATGTCTGTAATTTTTACGATAAGTGTTGGGGTGGAGGATAGTATGTCAAAATTAGTTGTTAGGGAAAAACTTCGGGACTTCTATAAAAACCGACTTAGTTTTGAGGAAGAACTTGAAATCAAGGATGCTTACGAATCTTTATATGGTATTCTGTTAGATGTGCATCCATTTGCACCTCCGATTCTCACACGATATTCAGAGGGCTACTACCTCGACGAACTTAGTGAAATGTACGGTCTTACCCAAGAAGAGGTTATTGGGATATTACATTCATGTTTTGCGCTTATTGGTGAAGTACTCCAGTTGGACGACGCAGTGATTGTACGTAGGGTGCAAAAATCTCTACAAGATTCAGCAAGGACTCTTTTCTCTAGAATGTACAAAGAATTAACGGAGATAGAATAATGAGCGAGCAATTTAAAATTACGCAAGAGATACTGGAACAGGTTAGGCAGGAGAGGTCAGAAAATCCTCGGATTACGTATCGTCAAATATCCGCAAAATTATTCGGTACAGAAGATTACGCAACTGTACTTAAAAAATCTATTATGGACTCATACAGAGAGGCTGAGGTTGCGGCACAGTCACGGGTTCGCAGGAATATTTTACCACCGCCGTATTCAGGTAAAGTCGAACTTCCGCCTCAGTACAAATTAAAATTAGCCGATGTTACTGAGGTAGATACCAAGAGCGCAATTATTTTATCTGACTTGCATCTTCCTCATGTAGATAGAAACCTTATTGAACATATTATGGAAGTATCTCGTGTAAAAAATATAGAAACGCTAGTACTTGCCGGAGATTTACTTGATGGTCAATTCACAGGTAGACATAAAAATCCTGAGCAATATGTTGCTTCGGCAACTGATGAACTAAGGTACTTTCAAGATTATCTCATGTTCTTTGAACAGAACTTTCAAGAGGTGGTCGTGATGCCCGGTAATCATGACGAGTGGGTAATGGACTATTTTGAATGCTCTTTCTCAGATTTAGTACGGTTTGTTGCCCCAGAAGCAAAATTAACTATTTCTGAATACTCGTATGTGTTTCTTAATGACAACCTTGTTGTCGGTCACTTAGAAGAATGGAATGAGGTACCCGGTTATCTAGCGTGGAAGATTGGTACTGTGCACAACCGAAATGCTCTTGTAGGGCATGACCATATTAGAGGTGTATACACAGAAAATAAATCAAATATCTGGGGGGCTTCAATTGGCGCAAGTTTGATACCAGACAACATCTACTATAAGAGAGCCGCTTTTAATTCTTTCCCCGCCATTCAGTGTGGGTATGCGGAACTTTTAGACCGTAGCGAAGTAACACTTTATGCTTGGGATGGTCAACAAGCAAAACCTGAGAATATACTCACCGCAAAAGTACTTAAGTAGTCAAGTATCTCTTGACAACTACGTTTATCTGTGGTATACTTCAAAGGTAATACATTTTAGGAGACGATTTGATAAAACTATTACTTATTGCAAGCCTTTGGTGTTCAACCGGTTTTTGTATATCCCCCGAAGCGCAAGCGATAGCGACGTGCGAGAGCGGTGATACCGTTACCCTTGGCACCATCAGTTACACCGCCGTCAACGTCAACCGTGATGGCACGATAGACACTGGCGCATGGCAGTTCAATTCCTACTGGGTGTGGTCACCCGACGATAGATGGGCTATCATACCGGTTGCAAACAATATCTATAATATGTCATCAAAGGATTTTATTAATTTATACCCAGACGCAACAAAAGCACCGCCTAGCGTACAGTATGAAATGTTTAAAAGTTTATGGAACAATGGGTATGGGTGGAGACACTGGTCAGCAAGTAAACCGTGTTGGGATAAATGGATGGTTATAAAAAATAATCGGGCAATATTTGTCGGAGAATAATATGTTAGAAAAAACAATGTACATGGTCACTGCATCGTGGTGTAGTTCATGTAAAATGATAAAACCAAAAGTTGAGGCGACTGCACTTCGGTATAATGTACCGTTAGTAATGCTAGATGTTGACCAAAAAGAAGTTAGGGACTTCGTTGAAGTTAACTTTATTATGGCTGTCCCTCAACTAGTTTTTATCATGGGTAACCATTTTGAAATTCGAAGTCCCCTTGAAAACGGTGCAATTGAGCAAGCGTTTAAAGACTTGACTTCATAAAAATCCCCGCAAGGGGTACGCCGAGGTGGTGAAATGGCAGACACGTTAGTCTTAGAAGCTAATGACGCAAGTCATGAGGGTTCAAGTCCCTCTCTCGGCACCAAAGCCACAAGATGCGAGTTGAAAACCTATCTAGTGTTCGCCTAAAGATTTTTAGAAAATCTTTACCCAGCTGGATTTCTAGAAGTTGCATCTCTACAACTTACTAGTAGGGTATTCTTGGCTATCGCGGGTGCCGTTGCACCTGAGAGAAATCTCGTGCAGGTTCGAATCCTGTCTGTGGCACCATTTTATTATAGAAAGAGATACTATGACGAAGTCAGTGAACGTTTTTTTTCAGCAGTACAGTGAGGGTATTGACACGTATTTTGGTAAATTTGTTCTTGAGCCTAAAACTGATGTTAATTATTTTTTCAAGGTACATCTATATAAAAACAGCCCACAAGGTATTGCATTTAATTATATTTTTTATCATACCGCAGAAAATTACTACACATCACACCCGCTTAATCCTCTACACGCTAACATAGGTCAATATTACACAGAGCGTTTAGAGTGGTTACCTGCTGATATGGTTTATTGTTTCCGTGCAATATTTGACATACCTCCGGTTACCATGACAACTAACTGGTCTGAGTTTATGTTAAAATAGTTCCTTCGGGAACATGCCTTTATCGTATAGTGGTTATTACAACTGATTTGTAACCAGTTAACTACGGTTCGATTCCGTATAAAGGCTCCACATATATTGACAAAGACTAGTCAATGTGCTATACTGTCTAAGTAATAGAAAGGATTCTAGAGTGAATAGCAAGTATCAGGTTAAAAGAATTTCAGGAAAACAATCAAAAGAGTTTATTATTAAAAACCACTATACTCATGGATGTCATAATGGTCCTATGGGATTTGGTCTTTTTGACGAAGAAACTCTAATTGGTGTCTGTGCATTCGCCACACCTTGTTCTGAAAATGTTCGTGCTAGTATATTCGGAGTTGACTACAAAGACTCAGTTACAGAATTACATAGACTTTTTATAGTAGATGGAACTCCTAAAAACACAGAAAGTTGGTTTGTCAGCCGTGCTTTACATATGTTAAAGCAAGAGAAACCTCATATTAATGCTGTAGTCTCTTTTGCCGATGGTACTCAAGGTCATGTTGGTATTATCTATCAAGCCCTAAATGCTTTATACTACGGTACGTCTGGTAAAGCAACCTTTTATAGAGATGATAGTGGGAGATTACGACATCCAAGACAAAACGGGATAAACATAACAAAGGAAACTGCCAAAATACTAAATTGGACCGCAGAAAAAAGGGATGCTAAACATCGTTATATTTTTTTACTGGGAACTCCCCTACAGAAGAAAAAACTAGGTAAGCGCATTTTAGTTAAAGTACAGCCTTACCCAAAGTTAACTAAGTAACTCTAGTCAATTGCCGATATAGCTTAATGGATAAAGCAACAGCCTTCTAAGCTGTTTAGTAGGGGTTCGAGTCCCTTTATCGGTACCAACCGCTGTAGCGGTAAATTCACTAAAATTAAGGAAATTCAATGACAACTGATAAGTATGCGCTCGGTTACATGAAGCACATCTACAATCCACTATTCTCAAAAACAGCCGAAGAAATATCCTCGGTACTGGAGATTGGTGTCAACCAAGGAGAATCTATTCTGGAGTGGAGAAATCAATTCCCGAACGCAAAGATTTACGGAGTAGACATTAATACAACTCCACTTACGACTTCAACTGTAGAGGGTATTTTAATTCTTGAGAGTACTGATGCCTATTCAACCAAGACTGTAGAGAATCTTCGCTTTATTTCCCCGTCTGGGTACGATATAATTATTGATGATGGTTCTCATGCGGCTAATCACCAAGAATTTTTTGTGGCACATTATCTAGATTTGCTTTCTGAAAATGGTACACTCATTGTAGAGGATATTATTTACCCGGGAGTTACTCAGACACTAATTAATAAAATCGACCCCAATAAGTACGATGTATCTGTCTATGATATGCGAAGTAAACAGTTAGACCCGACGTTAAATGAACGCTGGAAGAGTGGTCTTGATGTTGTTGTCGTTACAAAAAGATAAAAAAAGGAAAGGCTAGTTTCTATGTTGAACAAAGTTAAAATAGTAGGTATTACACAGCCAGAGGTATATACAGACCGTGGTGAATTACTTACTGTGGAGGAATTTCTTGCGTATGTGGCTCGGGTATCTAACCCAGATAATCAAATGAACACGCTAACAGCGTCTAAGTTACTTAGTTATCTGGCTACTCATAAACACTGGAGTCCATTTGAGATGGTCAATATTGTCATGGAAGTTGAAACTCCACGAGATATTGCACGACAAATTCTTCGGCATCGTAGTTTTGCATTTCAGGAGTTCAGTCAACGGTATGCAGACCCGACTACTTTGCTTGGATTTATCCACCGTGGTGCACGGCTACAAGACACAAAGAATCGTCAGAATAGTACAGAACTTACTGAAGATAGTGAACATCAATACATAAAGTACCAGTGGGATGCTATTCAAGACGAGTTGTTAGCAAAAGTTTCCTCTGCATATAAGTGGGCAATTGACCACGGGCTTGCAAAAGAAGTCGCCCGGGTTATTTTACCTGAAGGACTTACTAACTCGAGAATGTACATGAACGGCACGCTACGCTCATGGATTCACTACTGTCTACTTCGCACAGCGAACGGAACTCAAAAGGAACACCAAGACGTCGCTATTAAATGCTGGGAATTAATCTTACAGCGATTCCCAAGCTTATCTACTATAGAATTGCAATAGGAGTGCTATGACTAATCCAAAAAACCAAGAAAAGCCAACAATGCTACCTAATCCAATGCCCGCCTACTCTGCGGGAAAAGCTTGGCATTATCATGACAAGACCGGTACATTGTATCAGTTGATTGTGGGGAGAATGGGTACAGGACAGCAGTGGGGTTTGCACTTGTGGCGTACCGCCCCTAATCAAAAACCAGAACTTATGTACTTAATTCCAGATGCCAACGGTAGCTTAATTATTGTAGACAAAGAACTCAGACTCTCGTGGGCGGACGACAAGGGACGACAAGGCTACCTGCCAGTTCCCGGGTTTATCCACTGGTCTGATACACCAAGTAGTCAGGTGGTTAACGTAGATGAAGCACAAGTCAAGGTTATAAAAAGTGAAATAGCCACCACACAGAACATCGCTACACAAGCAAGGGTTACCGCAAACACAGCAAAAAACACCGCCGATACAACTATGGCTCGTTTAGTTGCACTAGAAGCTAAGGTAGCCAGTATGGAAAAACAAATGCTTAGTAGGTCACAAATTGAGGATATTGTATGGAGTAAAATTTGGGATGTAAATTATATGATTCGTATGGGTTTTATTCAAAGTACATCAGCAATTCGTGAGGTACAAGATTACTTAAACGACTTAGCTGTCTACATTAAACGGATTGTCAAATGAACGAACCGCACTATATACCTTATGTAAACTCATATGACCTACTTGAAAAAGCGTATAATTCGACTCGTCATTACAAGTATACGACAATCATTGATAATCGAGAGCGACATAAGAATCAACCAAGCCCAAAAAGTCTAGAGAATGTTGGTAAAGTAATGGAGATGCCGGTACATCAATCTACCGCCCAGATTATGAACATCATGACTTGGGATGCGGCTAGTATGGGTAAGCAGTATTTCACTTGGCAACATTGTGACGCTCACTTTAATCCTAGTGTGTTCGATGAGTTCAAAGAGTTTGTTGATACCCGCAAGGGAACTGACTGGGGAATTATATACACCTACCATGATACGCTTGCCGCATATAACGTGGAGGCTATTCAAGCAATAGGCGGTTGGGATTCTCTGCGATTCCCGTGGTATTTTCTAGATAATGATATTGCCTACCGCCTACACACAGCGGGATATAAAATGGTACAATCTCCCTGTGGTAGCCAGATAGTTCATGAGTACTCGAGTACGATTCGTAGGGACTCAGAAAGAAATCAGATTAACGAGGTGACCTTTAAAGCGTCACAAATTCTACTAAATTTAAAGCACCCAAATGGTACAGAAGTCCCATTAGTCGGTGACTACGTATAAGGAGCATACAATGCACGGAGAGGCTATGGATTGGGTAACACAGTGTCGTACTAAGTTTGAAGTACGTCCTGAGGATAGAGTACTAGAGGTTGGCAGTTACAATCACAACGGAACAATTCGCGGACTTTTTTCTGCGAGTAACACATATGTAGGTGTTGACATAATTAGTGGACCTTGTGTAGACATTGTTGGTAATATTAACGATGAGAATTTTCGCAATACTCTTCTAGAAACTTATGGGGGCTTTGATATCGTAGTGAGTACTGAGACACTTGAGCATACTCCTTGGCAACCGCTGATGGCTTCAATGCTCAAACTTCTCGATTATACGAAGCCAGTTGTTCGTCTGGTACTTACTTGCGCCGGTGATAATCGCCCTTCACACAGTTACGATGGTAATCAACAACTAAAGCCCAATGAGTGGTATGCGAATGTAAATCAGAATGAACTACGGGATTTTGTAGGTAGTACACTGACTGAACTAACTGGAGAAACTCACCAGTCTACTGTTGTTGTTGTCTCGAACAGTGGTGACTACGATACGTATCTGTACGTGGAAGTGACACGATGCGCTTAGGATATTTCATTCCAACATATAATCAGATAGACTGGGTTCTTGACAAACATCTACCCAGTCTTGATGCTTCTTTATTTGAGTATGTACACGTCCACCATAATTACTTGGTTGATACTAGTTCAGTAAGCAGGGTAGACTCTTTTAAACTTCGAGCACCTCTGTTATTTACGCACACTAGTCAAAACTTAGGTGTAGCGGCTACTTGGAATCTATTTTGTAATTTTGCAATAGAGCAAGGTATAGATGTGGCGTTTATTGCGAACGACGATATTATACTGAACGACCAGACACTACCAAGAATGTGCGATAAACTTCGTGAAACTCGTCTTGATGGTATTGTTTGTTACGGCGGTGATAATGAATTTTCACTTTTTGCAATTCCTCTCCGTGTATACAACATTATCGGAAAGTTTGATGAAAACTTTTTCCCAGCATACTTTGAAGATAATGATTACAGGTTCCGCATGAAGTTACATAAGATTCCGGTTTATTTACTTGAATCGCCGGGATATTTTCATCGTGGAAGTTCTACAATTAATGCGTTCAATGAAGACGATATGAGACAACACCACGAAAACTTTCGCAAGAATGAGCGGTATTACATAAATAAGTGGGGCGGTCCTCCCGGAAAAGAAACGGTACCGACCTCTTGACAACGTACTCGGCATATGGTAGAATACAAGCAAGGAGAAACAAATGCAGACATTTCTACCATATGCTGACTTTAGAAAATCCATGCAGGTATTAGATTATCGTCGCTTAGGTAAGCAACGTGTTGAAGCGATGCAATTGATTAATGCCATTGAGTTTGTCCCAACACTCACTGGTAAACCGTACAAAGGCTGGGTCAATCACCCTGCAACTAAAATGTGGGCTAACTATGTAGATGCACTAAAGTTGTATCACAACGAGGCTATTCTTGAGTGGATTCGCCGAGGGTACAAAAACACAATGAAATTATACGATATTGACTATGTAGTTTATCCACACTGGTTAGGTAATGAAGAGTTTCATCGCTCACACCAGTCCAACCTATATCATAAATCGCCCGCAGATTATCCTGAATTTGAAATGGAGTTTATCCCTTATGTATGGAATGATTAATAACCATGAGGTTAACAATGAAGCGTAAGTCAAGTAAAGAGTACAAGTACGCAAAGCCAAAAGAACCCCGGCTGGTTACTCGAGCAGAAAAGAAAGAAAATAAATACAAAACATATCTAAGAGTAGATAAGAGAGAAGAAGAAGAATGAATACTTTTGTTGTAGTGCCTATTTTTGATGGGGACTCTTTAGACCTGATGCCAGAAAGCTTTATATTTGATGTCCCTTACGACGGTGACTACTCTTTTGTAATAAGTGGTTCTACGTTGTCCGTAGTTCTATCTGGAAACACTACGAGTCCTACAAAAAAGGTAGAGGCACTAATTGTGGCTGAGCATGAAGAAATCCCGCCGGGATATACACTTCAGTTCGCATTTGAATTCGACAGTGAAGACAAAGACAGTACTACTGATGATGTAGCATGGTTTGCAATCTGCACTAAAGAACACAAGACGGTGGTGTACGAATGGAAAAATCAATTTTAAGTTTTTCATTTTTAAATTTTGAATTTCTAATTTCCATTTTTGAATTTTGTTTTTGGATTTTTGGATTTTGGGTTATACTTACGCACAAGGAGTAATAAATTGAACAAAGAAATTTTTGAGTTTCTGAAGTCTACTTCGAGTCACATTCCGAGGGGTGTTCAGATTCTCAACTCAATGAAAAACAACGGCTGGTATCTTCACTCGCTTATTGAGGTAGACCCATATCAAATATGGGCACCGACTATTTTTTGTATGAAGCGATACTACGCATCGAAGACAGGATTACGCCATATTTATTACTGGGTTGATTGTCGGCAATCGGTTCTTGAAGTAAACAACGATATACCTGTTGTAGTCTACGTTGAGTCATCTCAGCCTCAAATAATTCACACCGTGTACGAAGATTTTATTACCACGCTTATTAACCACGAAGCCGGTAATCTTTTTCTTTCATTACCAGTAAAAGTACAGGACTTTTACTACATGGATTTTATGAAGCGGTATTTTTCTAACAAGACGGGAATGGAAGTGTACGCAGTAGAGGAACATACGTTGAAAGATGTGTCAGTCTATAGCACATTGTTTTCTTATCGTTTTAATCTTCTGCCTCCTCCTCCTCCTATTTTAAAAACCCCGCCGGATTATTACTAATACACATATACACTATAGTGTATAACAAATAAGAGAATAATACACATAAGGATACACAGTAGCTATGGCTCCTTCTTTACCCTACTTGTATTATTGTAAAGTAACTGAGAGAGAATGTGGGATAATGTGGGATAATAAGGGATATAATGTAACTCCCCTTAAAGAAATTCCTCACGTTTTCCACATTTTCTCCACAGGTTATCCACAGGGAAATTCGTGAACTCGCATTAACATAAGTGCCTAGGAAACTCTCGGGGTTGCCATTATCATAAGTGCCTTCTATTTGGGACCGATAGTTCAAAGGCAGAGCACGTCGCTCATAACGACTTGGTTACAGGTTCGAATCCTGTTCGGTCCACCACTACCGCATTAGGAAGGGAAATACCGAGGATTACTCGGTAGTTGACTTTTCCATCACACCATGGTATACTGCATAGGCAATCAAAAGAAAGCAGGTACTCATGAATGGCAAAGTTCAATGGTATTATGGCTGTGTACGTCTTCATTTTCTGTGTGTTGCCCATTATTAAGGTATTGTTTTTGAGTATTTTCCTTTGGGATGTGCTTGGTAAGTTGGGACGTAAGTAGTTGACAACTGGGTGCAAAGTGTGGTATACTAGGCAAGTAATCAAATTATAAGGAGAAAGAGTGTATGAAACTCAACATTATGTTGCACGCATTGACTTCAGGTATCATGTATAAGGTACGTACAGTAGAATGTGGTAATCAGCAGTTTAGTGTATGGCGTGTATGGAACATTCCGCAGGGTATTTCTCGCTACGGCATCTCGAACAATGACCGCACACCACAAACCTTTTACGACTGCCAAGAATCAGAAGTATTCTCTCGTGCTGTAGGTGATGCGTACAATGAACTCGCTAATACCACTCGTGACGTTTCGTACTATGAAAAACTTATCCGTGATTTACTTGTCGCTAGTCATCGCTACGCAAAAGAGGTGAGCCGATGAGCATAGAAAACCTTTTCGAATCTATCCGCAAATTGACTGATTACGAACTTATCGTACTCTTTGACCAAATAGAAGAAGATAGGAAGATGCTTATCTTCTCTTGTCTTCGGGGTGATGTGGAAATATTCACTGATTGGGGTGATACCGAAGTCTTACGGCTTGCCTATGAACAATGGGATAATGGACGTATGCGTGAATATCTTCGTGAGCAGTTAATCAGTGCCGAAGCAGATTTCTTCGCTGATTTGTAAGGAGCATTATGAAACCTGTATTACTGAATGACTACGTGAAAGCGATTAAAAAGATTGACCCCGATTTTACACTTGAAACGCAATTCTTCAGTGACTCTGTGGAAATTGGCATAAATGGTGAGCACTTGAATTATTCAGGCTATGATACGTTTACCATTACGTGGCGTGGTCAATCGACGACATTCTACCACTATCAGAAGGCTTTGAAGTATTGTAGTGCGGTCTACGACTTTGTAACGCAGTAAACGCTTTCCCTCTGCTTCCCCTTGAAAAAGTGGGAGGTAGGGGGTAGGGGGTAGGGGGTCCCCCTCCCCGCTCCGTAAGAAAACCCCCACGCCATTACTGGCTGGGGGCTTCTTTGTAGTGTAAAGGGTAGCG